CGCCCCAGCCCACCTTGCGGTTGGTCCAGTAGCCGAACATCAGGCCGGGCGCCTGGAAGTAGGGCACCTGCTTGTAGCCGTGCTGCCACTGGGCCACCTGCTGGGCCGCGTTGCCGACGCCGCTTATGAGGTACGTGCACCAGGTGTTGTCCCAGTGCTCGATGAAGGTCACGTCCCTGGTCCCGCCCAGGCTGCGCAGCTCCGACTCGGACGTGCCGCGGCCGGTCTCGTCGGGCACGATGTCGCCGTTCTCCACCCGCAGCCGATGCTCCCGCAGGGCCGAGAACAGCGGCCGGCGGGTGACCTCGATCACCTCGGTGAGGCGCGTGCCCGACCACAGGGGATAGACCGTGAGCGGGTCCACGTTCACCCAGATGAAGGGCGGCCCGGCATCGCGCTTGGCATCCTCGGTGCGGCGGTTGTACTCGCCGGCGGGCAGCTTGCCCTTGCCGGCCACGGGCTGGCCGTCGTCGTCCAGCGGCTCGCGGCGCAGGCGGTAGCGCTCGTCCCACAGGTCGCGCTGGAACAGGAGCTTGGTCCAGGCGCCGCCATCGCCCACGCAGCAGTCCACGGCGGCGGCGAACGTATCCAGCCCGGCGATGCGCCGGCCAGCGGCCAGCAGGGTGGCCTGCGTCCACTCCTCGCGCAGGGTGCTGTTGGCCTGGGCGCCCTCGCTGGCGTTCACGCCCGAGGAGGGCGTGACGAAGCACTTGGGCGGGTTCAGCGCCAGGATGGCCGAGCGCCGGCCGATCTCCGCGGCAACGTCCGGATCGCGCACCTCGATGTCGACGACGCGCTGCTCGAGCGCCACCGGCTGGCGCAGCTCGCGGACCTTGCGCATGCGCTCGATCTGGTCGTCCTGCTCGCGGAACGCCTCAGTCAGCTCATCCTTGAGGCGCAGGATGTACGCGGCATCCGGCGGCGCCAGCTTTGCCCGGGCCATTCAAGGTGAGGGTAGTCCGCAAGGGCACCGCACGGCGGATACGGCCGGCAGCGGCCGACAGGTCCAGCACCAGGACACCGCGGTCTGCTCAGTGAGTCGTGCCAGCCCTCGCGCCTCGAGGCGGTGACCTCACTTCCACCTGGCCCCGCTCATGTCCCCCGACGTCCAAAGCAGGGGGTACGTCCTAGGGGGCAGCATGCCCCCTGGACACCTAAATCCGTCCTCCCCCGTAATACTCCGTAATCCCGTTTTCGGGGGGCGTAACCCCGTAGCCTAAAGACGGGGTTCCCCGCGCGCGCGTGTTCATACCGTGCTTCTGAGCTCGCGAAATATTCCGTAATGCCATTACGGTCGCCTAATACGCTCGCCCGCTATACCGTAATATTACGAAATACATTACGCCCTGATTTTGAGCTCGCTACTCTGCTCGCTTGCGTAATACTGCCCCGATTCGACGACGCCCGCTTGCGTAATGGCATTACGGAATATTACGGTCGGCCTTGCGGCGATGTCTCACTTCCGCTCTGACGGGGACTGACGCAATCTATTGACATTGTATGTAGATTCTGGTAAACTGTTGACACAGTACGGGGATAGGTGCCAGAATGAACATCCGAGACATTGCCAAAGCAGCCGAGGACCAAGGCTGGACCGTCAGCCGCAACAAGCAGCAACACTGGGTGTTCCTACCGCCGACCAAGGAGCAAGGCGGGCCGTACGTCTACTCGGGCACGCCGAGTGACTGGCGGAGCATCCGCAACTTCCTGGCCCATGCTCGTCGCGGCGGCCTGGTATATCCGGTGAACAAGAAGGGATCGAAGTAATGGATTGGGTAGTTACGCTGGAGTTCGACCAGCTGATCGATGCGGACCGCTGTGACGAACTGCTGGAGCAGCTCCGGCCACAGGCGGCCAGTATTGAGCAGGCGCCAGACCACACTGGCATCATCCTCAGCGTCGACGGCCTTGAGGGTGATGCCGAGGCAGCGCTGCGGTGCGCCCGGGGTTATGCCGCCGGCATCCCTGGCCGCCTGGTAGGCGCCCAGGTGCAGACGGCCGCGGCGCTCGAGCGCGAGCTGCAGCAGCCGCAGGTCCCGGAGCTCGGCGGCGTGACCGAGTTCGCGGAGTTGCTGGGCCTGTCGCGGCAGCGCGCCTGGGGCATCAGCCAGAAGCCGGACTTCCCGGCGCCGATCATGGAGCTCGCCGCGGGCCCGGTGTGGTTGCGCAGCCAGCTGGAACACTGGGCCAACACGCACGAGCGCAAGCCCGGGCGGCCGCCAAAGGTTGCAGTAGAGGCTTAGGTTATAGCCGCGGCTTGCCGGGCTTGTCTCGCCACCGTTGCCAGGCCTCCCACTCGGCGCGCGACACACCATGCTGCTGGGCGACATCGGCAGTCAACCGCTGCCGCTCCAGGTCGTAGGGATCTTCGGTGTAGGCTCCGCCGCTGAGCAATTCCCGCAGCACGATGTCGACGGCCGCTGGCGCTCGCAGGGTTTGGGCCTCCAGATGGCGAAAGGTCACGATGGGAACCGCTGGGGCGCGAACTGGGCGATGTCCGCGGCCGTGGTGCTGTACCGATCCCGCGCGTCTGCCATGACAGTAGCAGCATAGCGGCATCCAGGCTGTCCATCGGTGCAGGCAATCCGCACTGGCTTATAGAACACGCGAGCTAGGACTAATAGGCAGTATTGACAACGCACCAACCAGGGTGTACGCTGTCTGCAGACAGCGGAAGAGGCCACCAGGCGGCAACCCGATGACCTCCACTTCACCCGCTGCCACTGTTAGGAGCAGTGACAATGAACAAGGCTATCAGCCTCGCACCCGGCACACGCTGCCACAGCGGCGTAACCGGCCTCCCACTCGATCACGACGCTACGGGCTGGCTGTGCGCCCCCAATGGCTCGCGAGGTCCCGCTATGTGCCAGGAACATGCCTACGAAGTCATCCACGAATACGCCGAGAAGTTGGGCGAGCAATGGACCTGGCAATCCGCCGGCGGCACCCACTATGCACCGATGGCCCGCTCATGACCTGCCAGCACCCACCGACGCGCCTCTACTCCTGGTTCGCCTTCGATGGCACCTGGTGCGTGTGCTGCTGCCAGTGCCGCAAGGTCCTCCGTGGCGCAGCACCCGAAACCCCTGCAGCGTGGGTGGCCGAACAGGCAAGGCTGGTGCGCTGATGAGCAGCGCTTACACGTCGGATGGCAAGCGCCGTTCGTCCCAGACCCACGCAAGACGGGCTCACACCTGCGTCTGCGGGAAAGTGACGCACGGCAATGGCGGCAGGAGCAGTCATCAACGCGCCTGCCCTGAGTACATCGCTCGTTACGGCTGTCCTGCCTGCAAAAGCACTCGCATGAAGTACCACCATAAGCCCGACGACTGGCGCTGTGAGGACTGCGGGGCCTGGCGGCGCAGCGAGACGAACCTATGAAGATCTGCAAGCACTGCGGCGGCATTGACCACTACTGGAACGAACGACCAGCGTGCGAAGCGGCGGTCATGCTTGGATGCCCACCCCGTCCCGGCTGGACATGCCCTTACTGCGGTGTACGGATCGCTGGCGACAACGGCACCGCCAAGGCGCGGCATCTCCACGACGTCCATATGAAAGCCGCTGCGTGACCCTCCCCGCCGCCGAAGCCCGTGCACGCCGCAGGGCCAAAGGACTGTGTACAGAAGATGCTGTGGCGGTCAATCTGGCCCTAGGTCGCATCTTCGGCATGATGCATCGGCCCCACAAGCCAGGCGATGATATCGAATATGAGCGCTGCCGTGCGATCGTCCTCGACTCATTGGACGGCCGCTATGTAGTCCGCGACGATAGGCCAAATTACGCAACCTCTTACGGCAAGGGCGCGGCGGGTGCCTGATGAACCGTACCGCCAAGGTCCGCCGCCGCTACCGTGCGGAGGGCCGGTGTACCTACTGCCCGGCCCCTGCAGTCCAGGGCCGCGCTTTGTGCGAGCACCACGCGGCTATCAACCGGCAGAAGGCCCGAGAACGGCGCCAGGCACAGAAGCGCCCCGCGGATAGACGTCAGGCGACAGCCGAGCGCGCCGGCGGTTCTGAGACCTAGACGGCTGCCTTTGAGGCGGCCCCGCACGTCACTTGTCCGCAGTGGATCACGACAGCGAGTGCTCCCCGGCCCCGATATCTCCGTCATCATCTGGCCAGTGATTGTCCACGACGCCCCACAGGCCTTCTTCGTCCCACCACTCCGACCAAGATCCATCCGGCGCAACGTCACGCCACTGCGGGAACTCGGACCAGCGTCCGCCGCTGAGTCCCTTTAGCCAGCGAGACTGCCACGCCTGGTATCCCATTTAGACGCCGGGCAGCCAACCAGTGGCCTGGATGACGCTCATGAGCGCGAGAATGCCAGCCGCGATGACCACCGGGACCAGCAATAGGCCCCCAGCGGGACATAGCTGCAGGGGATTCGATAGCCGCGGGTCGGGCATCCTGCTCTTGCCGCCGTCAGCCGCCCTTTTCTCCGTGTTCATGTCATGCCCGCCGTAACCCACTCTCGCAGGCGTGCCAGATCACAGAAGTGCTCCGCCTGGAGGCGCCACAGCGACATTCATCACCGCTCCCCCCTCCTGCGTGGCTCGCCTAGCCAGCGCGGCACCCTTCGCGATCACCGCGGTTCTACCGTGTTGTAGGCACCCCAAGGCCAACGTGGCAACCGCTGCAGGTCCGCCACGGTGGATGGTGTCGGCTACGTCGCGGAGCGCGGCCTCTTCGGTGGCGTACTCTCCAATGACATTGCCCGTTTGCAGCTCCATTAGTTCATAGGGGCTCGCCCCGCCGACGGCGAGCGGCAGGCCTGGGACGACATCCTCAAGTGGCACCTGCCCAGGCATTCGCACAGCCTTTGACCACGGCATGAATGTCACGAGCAAAGCGACATCGTGGGCACGGGCTATCTCCATCAACTGCCTAACGTCATGGTCCTCTGCCGGGTCAAGGCCAACCATCGCCAACGTCCGAGCAATGTCCGCATCGTTTATTTCACGACGCTTCGTACTCCAGAGCGGGTCATTCGACCTCATGCTCCTGCCTCCTACTGCGCAACAGGTTCCACGTCGACAGCCTTAAGGCGGCCAGGCAGATGGCCTCGGCGGCAGTTGCAGCAGTGACGTGGGCCACGGGTTCAGCGCCGTGCGCCACGATGCACTCCCAGCGATATTCGGGCAGTGACGACTCCAAGGTGTACGTCGCCACCTTGACCTGGAACCCACCAGCCACCATGTGCTCCACCACCTGCCAGGCAGCCGCCATATCGCTGGAGTACTTTTTCAGCCAATGGCCACACTGGCCATGTGCCCACGTACCGGCACAGCGGCACACTGGGCGGCCATTTGAGTAGCCCACGGCGCAGCCCAACATCTTCTCCGCCACCAGCGCGTCCAACTCCGGGCCAGCCTTCATGCTCACGGACGAGGCCACGGGAATACGCCCGGCGCCGCCGTCGTGGCGCTGCAGGGCCGTCAGGCCTTTGCCGGTGATGACGAACACGGGCTTCTGGGCCTTGCGGGTCTGGCCGTGGCCGACGGGCACGTCCACCGAACGCGGCGGGAGCTCGCGGATGAGGCCATCCTCCTTCATGCGCTTGAGCACAAAGAAGGTGGTGCTGCCGTCTAGTTCAGACAGGGGGTGCGCCGCCTGCAGTTGGTCGATGATCTCGATGCCCGAAAGCGCGGTCCGCGGCCGGGCCAGCACACGCAGAATGGTCCACGACGGGTCACCGTTGCGGCGGAAGATGCGCTTAAGCTCGGGCTCGGGCACCTCCTCGGCGCGCACGTCCTCGAGATGCGCCTGATTCATCGGATCGCTCTCATGCTGGTCGTCTCCAACGTTCGACCTCTCGGCCGTTGATCGTCCGGGTGGTGGTGATGTAGGCCCACGGCTCCTTCCCACACCGATAGCAGCGGAACTTCGCAGCATAGGCCGGGAGCTTGGTCGGAACCTCGCGCCAGGCATGGCCGAATTCGCGGCAACGCCTACCCTTCGGGAACCGCAGCCTCCGAAGCCTCATCGCCCGTATCCATAGCTAGTGGTGGTCGCTGCCTGCGGGCGCAGCTTATGCCCGCCCATCAAGCCGTAGCGCAGGGCATCGACGGCGTGGTCTTCGCCTTCCGTGTTCAGGTCCTCCACACGGTGTAGGTCGTGGACCTGCGCCGGCAAGGTGCGGATCAGGTTCACGCACGTGTCGAACACCTGCAGCACCGGTTCCTCTGACAGCGCCTGATGCACCCGCTGCCAGCCGGCGAGGCGGTCGTTGTTCGCCGGCACCAGGTACACTCCGCCGGCCTGGTAGGCCTGCGCGATTGACGTGCCATTCGGCTGCGTGTTCCACATCGAGGGGTCGCCATACGAGACGGCGATACGCTCGTTGCCCGACAGTCCCTGAATGGTCATGGCCTGCTCGGTGTCGCGCAGGCCGGTCTCGTACAGCTCACGGTACACGAACACCTGCCCCTCGGGCGATCGCGCCAGCCACAGGCAGCACATCGGGGCGAAGTGCCCGAAGTCCACTGCCCGCCAGCGCAGCCACTCCCGCGGGATGGCGAACGGCCGGCACACGTGGATATCGCGGCGCCACTCTGGAAAGTACTGCCCGGCGAAGACGTCCCAGTCGCCGTCCAGCATGGCCCGGCGCTCATGATCGGGCAGCATCTGCAGGCGCGCGCGATAGCCGGGGTCGGCCGCCTCGCCGGCCGGGTTGTCGTCGATCTTGGCGAAATGGAAGCAGCGGTCGACCGGCACGCCGGCTCCATTGGTGATACCCTTGCCGCGGTCATCCAAGACCGTCCAGGGTTCGCAATCGAAGGTGCCGTGGTTGACGAACCGTTGACGCACCCAGGCGTGCCCGATGCCACCCGGGTTGAAGGTGGAGCGGGTGTAGGGCTCCAGCTCGGCCACGCCGCTGCGGTTCTGCATCAGCAGGTAGGTGTACTGGCTCTCGCTGAACTCCTCGAGCTGGTCGAAACCCATGAACTGGTACTCGTGGCCCTGGTAGGCGAACTTGGATTCCTCGTGCTGGCAGTGCCGCAGCAGCAGCCGGCCGCCGCTGGGGAAGGTCCACACGTGCTCGTCGCCCTTCCAGGTGGCGCCCAGGCCCGGCAGCCACTGCCAGGCGCGATCGAGCAGCTCCGAGAGGCGTGGGAAGTCGCGCCGGAAGATGACCCCCCGGTAGCGCGGATGATGGCTGTAGCGCGTTGCCTCCATCAGGAGGCCCAGGCTCTTGCCGCCGAACTTGGCCCCGCCAAAGCCGCTCTCGTAGGCGGGACATTGGTGCCAGGCCTCCTGCTTGGGCTGCGGCCGGTACACCAGCTGCGGCTTCTCGGCGACGGCGGCCATTAGGCTTTGGTGCCACCATCGCGGAGCTCGATGAGTTCGTTCACTTGGGGTTCCTCCGCCGTACCATCGGACGGCTCCGCCGGGCGCTCCAATAGACACAGGGCAACGGCATTGGGGGCGTAGCGTCGGATGGCCTGCTCACACCGCTCGGCTGACGCGAGTAGCATGTGGAATGCTCGCGTGGTCTCGTGGTCGTTCACCGTGCGGACCATGTCTAGGTCACGGATCAGTGACACCAATCCACAGGCCGCGTGCAGAACGTTCTCCCGCCGCACGTTCTGTATGGCGCGAAGCTCGTCGTGGTTGACCACTACCTGAAGCGCCGGCCCCTCAGTGGCCATCGTTGCCCGAGCCTAAGCCTGAGTGCGTCGGCAACGTGGTCCTGGCTGCCGGAGTCAAGCGCGGGTCCCATTCCGGACGCCATGCTTTGCATGTGCAGGTGTCGAATGGGTAGCCGTGCGAGCACCCCAAAGGTCCGTGTATCCCGGTGTCGTGTGGGCACTCTGGGCACTCGCTGCCCTTTTCCTCCAGCGCCTTCAACTCCGCCTCCATCGCGGCGGGGAAGCCCAGCCACCCAGCAGCGTCGAACCGAGCATTCACGCGGTCGACGAAGGACCGTACGGCCTCCAGTTCACGCGAGCTCATAAGCTCGGTACCGCGGATCGCCATTCGATCCACATATCCTTCAGTAGCTCCTTCACCGCGTACCGCATGGCAGCCTCGTGGCGGTGGGCTTGCGTCCAATCGGGGCGCTCGGCTTCGTAGTACGCCTTCTTGGCGTCGTATGCCGCCCTGTATGGTCCGCGTCCAACCTTCACGATGGCCTCGGCGAGTTGGTGGCAGACCATGCGGCCCTGCGGGCTGTGCGTGAGCTTCTGGCCTCGGACGAGCCGCGGTGCCGCTCCGTCCACGACGTGCAGCCCGAGATAGTGCCAGAGCTTCGACACCGTAGCGAAGTTGCTGAGCGGGCCGGTGATCCCCATGAGCCGCGCAAACCCTGGCAATCCGATGCCTGGCGCCTGCTCGACCCATCTGCGCATTGGGTGCTGCCTGGCCAGGCGTTCTAACTGTCGATCAATCCCTCGCTCGGTCAGCAGCAGGGCATCCGCGGCGGTCTGCGCCGGCAGTCGCCACTCCTCTGCCAACTGGTCACGGACCATCGCGGCAACGCGGTTGCTCATGGCGATGCGCACCTTCTGGACGTCCCACAGCAGACGCGCGTAGTGGCCCAGCAGGGCGTGGAGGAGCCGTAGGTCGGGCACTACGACTTCGGGCTGCACGTGCAGCTGGGCCCGACCTACGGCCTCCGAACCCCTGGCATGTGGGAAGCGGGTATCAGCCCCATCTCGGCCAGGAGTGCTCTCCCCAGCATGTACTCGAAGGGCGTCATCGCCTACTCGGCTGGAGAGCGGGATAGGCAACGGTACTTGCGGCGCGCGCACGGGCCCGTTGTTCATGCGGCCTCAATGACGAGCTCGACGCCCAGGGCAAGCTGTCGCACCTGCTCCTGGGCGGTCAGCACCTGATCGACCATCACGTCGTCGGTCTTGAGCTGACCGCCCAGGAGCCGCCAAAACGACAGCGCTGTCTCGGCGCGCTCCATGCGCGTCTGGTGCATCTCTGCCTGATGCCGGCAATCACGGCGAGTGAACGAACCCAGGCGCTTCCACTGGCCGCCGTGTACCGGCAGCATCGCCTCGAGGATCGCCTGCTCCGTCTTCAGCAGTGTCACGTTGACCTTGCGTGGGCCAAAGACATCACTGTCGTACTCCAGCGGGAGCGGTTGCGAGGCGAGGTGTGATTGCCGGCGGTTGCTCGGTGTCAGGAGTCCGACGCGCTGCTTGTCGTTGTTAACGGCTGAATTCCAGATCTTCATCAAGCCCTGGACGCCGACCAGCGCCAGCACTTCGTCACCCCGCCCGTCTTTGATGAACCCATCCAACGCTACGCGAGCAGCCTCACCGGTGGGCATGCGCTGGTCCTCGACCAGCGGTAGCATGGCGTTGATAACCTCTTGGGCGTCCACGGCTACGCCGGCACCTCGGCACCCACGGCCTTCAGGGCAGCCAAGCAAATGGCAAGCGGCACCGTGGGAGCCACGCAACTGTCCTTCGGGTCGCCCGTGAAGTTGACCAGCGCGCCGAGGCCATCCTTGAACGGACGACGCGCCATCTCCCACCACCTGTAATGGTTCGTCGCCATGTGCTCCACCACCTGCCACGCCGCCGCGATGTCGGTGCTGTACGCAGGAACGTCGCGACAGTAGTCCGACCAGCGTGGAAAGTCGGGGCGACATTCCTCGTGTTGGCTGTAATAGCCCAGCGGGTCCAACGTCGCCTTGACCACGCCGTTCACGCCGACCTTGCGCCACACAACGCCCATCACCTTCTCGGCCACCAGCGCGTCCAGTTCCCGGCCTGCGGTCATCGTGTCGAAATCTAGGGTTGGCGTGTGGTGCGCCGCCGTCACTTCTTCTTCCGTTCGGGCAGGTAGATGGTGACGCCGGGCCCGTTCAGATCGAGCTGCTTTTTCTCGGTCCACTGGCCCAGTTCCTTTGCGGCCTGCTCCTGCAGCGCGCGTACCTCGCGGGGGATGATCGGATCCACTTCGTATTCGGTGACGGTCTGGGCGTTCGGCCCCATGCCGATCACCTTCAACGTCTTCACCACCAGGCCTTGGTCGCCGCCGGGTAACTCCCGCAGTTCCGGGTCTGCAGCACGAGCCGCCAAGACCTTTAGATAGCGCTCCTGCAGGTCGTCCAGGATCCTGACGCGCTTGTGTCGCTGGGCGATGGCCAGATGGACGATGCTCCGCTCCATCTCCTCGAGGATGGCTGCCTTCTTCGCCTTGAAGTCCGGGTGGAGTTTCCACGTCGCCAGTGTGCGCCGGTTAACGCCACACTCGGCCGCGATGTCCTCATCACTAAGCCGGTCTTCGGCAAGCAGTTGGGCGGCCCTCAGACGTTCCTCTGTCCACTCGAATGCCGTGGAGTTTTGTGATCCGTGGCCACCGCTCATTCCTTCTCTCCTTGGTTCGCGGTCCTTGTGGCTTTGTACCCCCAGCCGGTCAGGGGCTCCGAACCTCGGCGCACCTCGGGTAGCGCCTCTGGATAGCAGGAAGAACAGGCGCAGGTTCCTTTCATGGACCGGTCCGCCGGCGGCGTCACAAGCCCACCCTTCGCACCGTGCGCCGCGTTCCGCCAAGGAGCACTCGCGGCCACCAGCCACGCACTTAGCCCGGCGAAGACCATTGCGTCCGGCACCCAACTCGGGATGTGATCCGCAAGCAACGCAACCCAGCCGATTCGGTCCTTTAGAATGACGGCGACCACCAGCATGGGCATCCCCACATTCGTCAAGAGGGAGTACTGCCTCTCCAGCATGGTCGCCTTCTGATCAGTCTTCATAGCCATATCTCCTTTCAGTTCCCCATGTCCGAAATCAGCCGCAGCACGAGCTGCTGTCCGCCATCTGGAGGAGGCACGAACCCGGCGCACCACACCTGACGTCCCATGACGTCGCGCACCATCAACAAGGCCGCGCGCTGAGCTCGCGCCGCCGCAATCAGGTCGGGCTCCGCCAACACCGCGCGCAGGGTTGCCGGATTGATGGGCGTCACAGGAGAACCCCATCAGACGGCAGCAACTTGGCCGCATCAGCAATGGTCAACCGTCCGACAGTCACTTCGCTTGATCTCTGAACGCGTCCGCCCACGCCCGCCATTCGGCCACGAGCCGCGACATCTCCGCTCGCTCGGCGGCGCTGAGGTGCAGCAGCAGTTCCGCCGGCGGGACAGTGCGCACGAGTTGGCTCATGGCGCCGCAAGCCCGCGACCAGGTCGCACGGACGGCGAAAGCCGACTGCCGAATGAAGCGCGCTGTGGGCAGCGTGGACGTGTCCACGGTCGTCCTGCCAGATGCCGGCGCCGGTGCACTCGCCCCGAGGTGCGCGGCCACAGCCTCGCGAACCTCGACCACCGTCGCGGTCCCGACGTCGATCCTGGCGGCGACCTGCCGCTGGCCTTCAGTAGGCAGGCGTGAGAGGACGCGGGCCGTCTCGTGGCCGACCGGTTTTGTGGACAGGCTGTCCACATTTTGGGCGGCTCGTGAGGCGCTGATGTACTTGTAGCCAGCCGAGCGCCCGAATCCCCAGCGCTGCTCACAGTAGTCCTCGAAGGTGTCGTAGCCGGTCAGGCGGTAGGCCTTGGCCTCGCGGATGGCGGCCAGAGCGTTGCCGACGGCGACGAAGTGCTCCCGGCTGGATTCGATGACTGCCTCATGGCCTTCGAGTTCGGCCACCGTCATTGTGGAGGCGGCGGCTGCGGTGAGGTGGTCAGGCATCGCTATCCTCACGCACCGACTCCACAGCGAAGTACACGAACTGCATCGTCTCCCCCCATCTCTGGCAATCGGCCTTTGTCCTCGCCTCTTGAATCAACTGCCGCCGCGTCCGCGCTCGCTCGCGGTGGGCATTCCATTGCTGGATGAGCTCGGGTCTCAGTTGATCCTCGGGCACCGGGACGTACTCGGGACAGCCACCTAGCGCGGCGTCCTTGAGCGGCGCGCGGTGATTGTTGAGGTTGTACATTGAACACAGCCCTGTCCACATGCCCCGTGTGCAGGCGAACAGGCGGTTGTCGGCGTACCGCACCCGTGGTAATTGGGGCCGCGCCGCCTCCTTTACTTCGATCGTGTTGGCGCACGTCGCGCAGTTCGTCGCGCTGCGCTGGTACTGCCGGCGCGGGCTCTCCTCCATCCGCGGTGCCGCGCTGACATTGACGAGCGGGCCCACGGTGAGCAGGCTCCCGTCCCAGCAGCGCTTCGTCCCAAGGGCGACGCAAGCGTTCCGCCCAATGCAGCGTGTGTATTGATTGCGGATGTCCATACAGGGGAAGCGACTTGGCGTGTCGGATCTGGGCTCAGCGGAGGCATCCTCGTCGCGATCCAGCGTCAACATCGGCAGATCGATCACTCCTTCTCCTTGGCGGCTGCCTCGCGCTTAGCCGCAATCCGCAGCCGAGGGCCCAGGATGTCGCGCCTGTACTGGCGCTGGTTGTACAGGTAGAACTGCACCGTCGTGCTGATGAGGGCGGCCAACTCCAGCGCCTCGCACGGTGCCATGTCGAAGCTGTGCGCGTGTTCTCCTCCCTCAATCGGCGTGAACTCCAACCGCAGCACATCGCAGGCATGCTCCTCGCCGACAGGCAGGATGTGCGCTCGCATCTGCCCTTCACCAACCGTGAAGGAGTCCGCTCGCGGGGGTAGGCGCTTCACGCTGCCTCCGCTTTCTCTCGTTCGGTCCGGCGTTTCTGCGAGGCTCGGTCGGCCTCGCGTTTCGACACCAGCTCAGGACGGAGGTCGGCCGCCTGCACGAAGTGAGGGCAAGGCCGCGGGCTCCTCGGGAGCACCGGAACACGACCGTTCACCAGGCTCGTCACCGAGATGGCACCTGACCAGCAACCCACCTGGCACCTCACCAGCCGGTCGTCACGGCCGCGACCGTCGGCGCGCTTTTGGGGAATGTCCACCGCGTTGGCACACGTCGCGCACTGTCCGTTCGTGTAGCGCTTCGGCGCCAGTGCCACGTGAAGTGGTGCCGTGAGCGCTACGACCGATGCTTCGTCATCACCGCCCTGGTCCCTCAGATGCGCTTTCCAGTGCTGCTGCATTGGCGCGAAGCCCTCGGCCCGACAGAAGTCGTCGAACCAAGCGACGAAGTCAGCGAGTGGTACGGAAGCCCGCCACAGTCGATGGCTGGCCTCGGCCGCTCCTGCGGTGGCCGGCTCCAAGAGCAGGCGCTTGCTGGAATCCGCGAACAGCCGCTCAAGCCGCAGGTGCTCAGCCCATCCAGCTTTGGTCGGCTTGTCGGCGTGGGTGAACCACGCCCGGAAGTCTGCGTACGGCGTGTCGGCGTTGGCCCATGCCTGGTAGGCAGACTCGGGCCCGACCATCAGATCCTCCAGCGGCCTCCGGTCGCGCAGGGCGCTGGAGGGTTTGCGCCCGGAGATAAGGTCGTCCAGTTTGCGCCGGGCCTCCTCGATGGTCCGGCCAAAGACGATCTTGGGCCCGGCATCCGTGGTGAGCCGGCCCCGCCAGCGGCCGCGGGTCCTGTCCCAGACGATGGTGCCGGCAGGGTTCCGGGGACGTCCGCGAGCAATAGGTGAGGCGGACTTGTTCGGCGCCGCCGGTCGGAAGCACTCGCGACAGCGACCCCGTACGCCAGCGCCGCCATCCCGGGCGATCTGGAAGGCAGCGATGGGCAGCACGCGATCGCACCCGCGGCAGCGCTTCGTGCCCGGCTCGAGCACCACGACGCCAAGCCGCGCCCGCAGCGCCGCGAGCTTCTCCAGGCAGCGCTCGCGGTCCGTCGACGCCACCCAGAACTGTCGCCCCTGGTGCGTGACGTGCCCGCGCCAGCCGCCGTGCACGCGGTCGTACGACAGCCCCTTGAGCTTGGGCGGGTTGGTGCGCAGGCACTCGGCGCACTCTCGGCGCTCAGGGTCCACGTCCGTCGCCGGAAGCAGGCGCTTACAGCGTCGGCAGTAGGCGAGGCTGCTGTTATCCTCGGAAGCAAGTGGGCTCGGATTGTTCCGGGTCGGCGGGGAGGCTCCGGCGGGTGCCTGGGGTGCCTCTTCCTTCGTGGAATGTCGGTCCGGTGCGTGCCCCGGAGCCTCCAGCTTCTCGGGCGGTTCCGTTTGTGGGCCATCCCACTCCGCTATGGTCGACGTACCGTCGCGGCTGAGGCGACCAAAGGATGCCCTCGTTACCGTCACCTCGACAGAAGTGGTGCGCCCCGTCCCGCTGCGACCCGCGGTACTCACGCCGCCAACATCTCCGCCGTGATGGCTTCGCCGCGTTCCCAGCGATTGGCGAAGTCCGCCCAACCAGCCTCGAGCGTCCAAGAAGCATCACGCTGCAGGCGCGTGAGTAGGTCCGCCAACGTACTCGGCACCATCGCGACCTCGTCCCAGCACCAGTTGCCCACCCAGGTCGAGTAGCCTTTGATGGCGAAGGCACCGCAGCGGTCGAACACCACCCGGAAGTCCTGCCGGTCGATGTGGCCAGGTACGCCGTCGGGCTCGTCATCGCTATCGCTTACGGGTCCGTGCAATTCCAAACACGGCTCCAGGTGTTCGCTGGCCGTGTAGACCTTCAGCGCTCGGATCCAGCCGTCGGGGAAGCCGTTGCGCGGGTTATTGCTCGCCAGGGCCAGGCACGGGTAGGGGTAGGGAGAGGCACTCACGTGGACGAGTGAGGTTCTCAAGAGTTTGGTACGGCCACCACCATTCGGCGCAGTGGCCTTCGCTGGATTTGCGACGCGACCCGGAGTCACCGTTCGGCTCCCTCCAGGCACTGTGCAGCTGGCGAGGCAGGATTCGAACCTGCAACCGTGCGCTTAACAGGCGCCTGCTCCACCGTTGAGCTACTCGCCAAAACGTGATCCTGGGACACGCCGAGGGTCAGCAGCCGCTCCATGCCCAGCACGATCGCCTGCAGCGCCTCCCGCTCGGCCTCAGCTCTGTGCATCGCCGCCCGGAACTGCGGCATGGTGTCGGCGATGAGCGCCAGGAGCGTCGGGGTCACGCCTTTTACCACGCCGTCGGCGGCGAACCCGGCTGATGGGCATTCGCTGGCCGCTCCGTATCGAGCACCGATCCGGTGCTGTAGGACGAATAGTCACCGATGATTCGAAACGTCCGCACTACCGCGAAGTCGAAGAGATAGACCTCCGGATCGGCTAGCCCGTATAGCCGCAGGTCAATGGTTCCCGCCGCCGATTTCGCGATGGCTTCTGGCGTGCAATCATCGGCGCCATGTGTGGAGATGTACTGCACCACCGCATGACGGGCGATGCTCATGACGACGTCCTCCGCGTGGTGGAGGGTCTGGTACAGCTGCGCAATGTTGGTGATGGAGTAGCTGACGGATCCGGAGAACGTGATGGTGACGCTATCCCGGTTCGTGATGGTCTGGCGCCCCAGACTCGCCGTCCTCTTCCGAACGCTCTGCACATACACGACATCGATGAATGGCAGCTTCCAATGTGGTCCGGCTTCCAGGACTTTCACGTACTTGCCAAGGCGCACACGAACCGCCTGCTGCCAAGGACTGACGACGATCCAGATCACCAGACTGCCGACAAATCGCTGGATGATGTTCAGGATTTCGTTCATTCGCTGAACCCTTCAGTGGGCAGAATTGAAACATTTGTTCTAGTCGCTGAGAAAAAAAGAGAGGCCGGCCGCTGGACCAATCGAGCGCACGTCCAGGCGCCCTCCTGGCCGTCGATGACCTGCTCGGCGAAGAAGTTGGCCGCCTGCGCCGGGTCGTATGGGTTGTCGTACCCCGCTCGCCGGAAGGCTGCAGCCTTGCCGTAGTCGCTGATCTGATACAGGCCCCGGTTGGGGCCGTTCGTAGCAAGCGGGTTGAACGAGCTTTCGCATCCGGCAACCTCGAGCATGAACCCAGCATGCACACCATGTGCGAGCGCCACCGCAATGATGAGCTGCTTGATAGCGTCGATTGTCACGCTGGCAATCCTTCGGACTCGCGCGGTTCCCACCAGGCGATCTGGATAAGGTGGTCGAGCCCGGCCTTGAAGACCGTGAGCTTCTTGCCAGTCGGGCCCATGATTTCCAGCATGTCGCCGGTATCGTCAGTGACGACCCAATCCTTCAAGAACCTCGGCAGTCGCTTATCCGCCATCCGTTTCCACCACCTTTTCGCGCTGTTCCTCCGGGGACAGCCAGCCAGCCAATTGGAGCCATTGACGGCTTTCATAGAAGGTGCAGCCACAAGAGGACACATGTGACGGAGGCCCGGATGGGCTGCCAGTCCACGACTTCAATTCGGCCCGACAACGTGCGCCCTCATGGTCATGGCCGCAGATGGGGCACTCCACTTCAGCGCGGACCATCGGCGTTCGCCGAATCTCCGGAATAGCGTTGATCGGCGAGACGCGGCGACAGAAACCACTTGATGTCGCTCCACCAGCGCCGCCAGCGGCGGTACTCCCGCGAGGCATAGCCGACAACGATGAACCCTTCCGGACTAATGGGCTGTGCCTTGCCTCGGGTCGGCCCAATACGGTGTTTGTAGTAGTCGTCGCGCTCCCAATTCAGATAGGTGGGTCGCAGGTCGTTGAACTGCCGGCCGTCCAGCAGCGCCATGTTTTGCATGTCAGCCAGCGTTTCTCGGAGGAATCCTCGCTCGCTCAGGTGCTTGTCATATTGGTTGTCGTTGAAGATGCCGACGACGATGGTTTTCGCTGGCCGGATCTGCCCTTTATGGCTCCGCACGACGAGGGTGCGAAACGGCCGCTCAGGCTCGCCACCATCATCGGCCCGGTTACGGCACAGCGAACATCGCCACGTTGTCCAGCGGATGCCATTTGCGGCAACCCGATCAATCACCAACTCCGCGTTGGGGTGGACCTTGCAATGCACGCCGGTCACGGCTGCGTATATCCTCCGAAACAGGTCGGGCACTTGGGCAGGTGCGGCAAGAGGCGTTCCTCCTCCGTCCCATTGGTCATTGGTATGGCCGTCCCGCACGTGGTTTTCCATGCCCAATGGGTTTCGCTCCAGCCATGTTTGGCCAGGTGAATATTCCGTCCGACCCCTGGCTCCCCATCCCACAAATACCGGTTACTCGGCATTCGCCACCTCGAACGTCGGCTCAGCCGTCGATGTCTTGCATGGCTTGCCGAAGATGAGGTGCGTGGGATCATCGTTCGTGCCCCTGATCACCCGCACCACACGTATGGGGAGCAGTTCACCCTCAGCTTCGGCAACCTGACACTTCGAGTCCTTAGCGACAGGGTTGCCGATGATAAGCCTGTGGGGCTGGTCGGTAGTCATCATGTGTTCCGCACGTTGGCGGACCGCAGCAGCAGACCGTCCAAGTACTCGAGCTCGTCGTACATAGCAGCCAACTGCCAGGCGTTAATTTCGCCGTCCTCAAACCAGTGAATAATCGTGTTTATTCGCCGGTTGCTTCGGCCCTCAAGAGACTCGTCCTCTGGCAAGTCCTCCCAGGCAACATGGCCGAGCGGCACTAAACGCTTGTCCTTAGCCATGCGCCTTACTCCGTTCTCGCGCAGTTAAGCGGAGGGATGGCAGGCTCAGGACCCCAAAGGCATCCGCTCCCATCCAGTCGCGAGCAAAGCCTTCGACCCGTGCCCCATTCAGCATCGTGCTGTTGCGATGGTGGTAATGACCATGCACGATGAGCTTTGGACTGACGGCATCAACCACTCGACGGACCTGGCGCCGGTTGCCTAGCGACTCAGGCCACCTATCTTTGTCGCCTGCCGTTGACGGCCCAACGACGCCGGCGGCGCCATCCGGTGCGTCATGACACACCAGCACATCGGTAGGGCCGCCTTCGCTGGCCTTCCTAACCTCGTCGTCAGTGATGGTTTCCTCGGACCACCACGACTGGCCTTCGACGCGGTTCGGCTTGTCAACGCTGTAGGCCCCGCCGAGAGCAAGAAATCGCACGCCGTCACAGGCCCACCGATAACCGCGGGGGAGATACGTCACACGCGGCCGAATTTCGACCGCTCGGCTGCAGTCGTACCGCGTTCGCAGCAACGCGTGATTCTCGTGATTGCCGTCTACCCAAAAGAGGAAGAGGCCGTACCGCTCCATCAATTCGCTAGCGGCCTTCAGGTAGTAACACCCATCGTCAAGGTGCTCCCAGTAGCCAAAGTCACCAAGCTGGAGAATGGCCGTGCATTTCTGCTCGTCAGCGACCTGGGCAAGGAACCGGAGCCAGTCCGCTTGGCCGTGCGTGTCGCCGGCCAGAAGCACTTTCGTCATGACGCTGACCCTTCGCTCAGTTCCATTAGCGGCTCGCGCTTTCTCGTGGAATGCCGGCCGGGAATAGGAGCTCCGTTGCCGCAACCGCGCCACGCACGGGGTAGTCAATCAGGCCGAGGCTTCGGAGGCCTCCCAGGTTATTCCCGTAGCCGCTGGACGTCGCCGACTGCCCAACCCGCCGCGCGAGGTCATCCCGTGTCATGTGAAGTGGATACGCGTCGACCAACGCCCGGACGATGTTGGCGCGCGGCGCCGGCAACTTGGCGTACCAGGCATCGTGCAGGGCCTCGAGCGACCGGAAGGCGCCACGCATGGCGGCCACCTGGCGTCCGGCCTCGGTCAGGGCCACCATCCCACCGCGGGGGTAGTCGACCAGGCCGTTCGTCCGCAGCCGGCCAAGATTGTTCCCGAATCCCGACGATCTCGGCGATTGGTCCGCGAATACGGCGACGTTGCTCCGGGCGATCTCCGGCAAGCCCAGAGCTTCGAACTCGGCGAGAGCATCCAGGATGGCTTGCTGGGGTCGGGTTATGTCGCCGGCTGCAATGCTGGCTGGTTGGAGTATCCTCGGATCCGCGGGTTCTGGCGTCTTTACACCACGCGGTAATCCGTCATGCGCAGCCTGCACAACCGCCGGCGGCGTGTACGAGGGTCGCTGGGCTGAGCTGAGAGCGGTGGCTACTCGCTCGGCCGCGGTGTTCAGACTGGCGGCAGCCTCCTGGGCTAGCTGCGCCGCTCGCTGCAGGGCTTCGACGTCAGCCGCGCCGACGATCGGCACCTCAATCCGTTCGACGACGGGCTCCGCCGCTGGCCGGCTCGCTAGTTGGCGCTCAAGCTCGGCAATCCGCTGGCGAAGTTCCTTCGGGTCGTCCGCCTTCGCCTTGTCGACCACGGACGCCAACTCAGCCGAGAGTGCCGTCAGATCGACGTCGGCTAGCGTTCGCGGCTCAACACGCGTCTCGCCAGGCTTCGGTGTCGCGGAGCTGTCGAAGGTCTCCCGGCGAGCCACCTGCACGCGCTGAAAGATGCCCTCGTCATCGGGCCAGCCCGGCGACCAGACCCAGGCCGTACCCACTGGCAGCGATGGCAGCGAATCCATCAACTCGCGGCGCTGCTCCGGCGTGCCATGAACGTCAATCCAATCGTTGAGCGCCGCCAGGTCCTGCGGCGCGATCGTCCGAAGTGCGATGAGGATCTGGATCTGGGTGAGGACGTTCTTATTAAGAACTGCCGCGCGTTGCGTGGCCATGAGGCAGCCAATTCCACGCTGGCCACCGCGGCGGACGATGTCCTCGCAGGCGCCAAGCATCCGCTCCTCACCCTTCTGCGGACGCTGAGGCGCGACAGCATCAGCCTCGTCGATGATGAGCATCATCGGCGTGCGGAACTGCTCCTTGGCCTTCAGCCGATACAGCGTCTCCAGGAAGATGGCCATGAACGTGGCCAGCTCGTGCTTGCGAAACATGGACAGGTCGACCAGCGCCGTCACCCGCTGCTCCACCAGGAACCTGGCCACGGCCTCGCCGGCGTTCACGTCCAGCGGGATGTCGGCGTGTTCACCACCCAGAATGAGGATTGGTAGGCCAGGCGACTTGCCGTCGGCACTGGAGCGCAGACCATACCAATCGCCTTTGGGATCGACGACAACGACTTGTAGGCCGGCTCCGAGCATTTGCTCGGTCAGCTTGGCTGCGCAATAGCTCTTACCGGCCCGGCGCTTTGCAAGCACGCCAATGGCCTGCGTCACGGTTTCGAGAGGGAGTTCCAGCTCGCTGGCAATTCGCAGCACTCTCATCGCTACCAACTCCCCACCAGTTGCCCATTCGTAGCTAGAATTGGCGCATGCTTCCTCGCGGCGCCGACCTCTCGGGAAAGCGATTCGGCCGACTGGTAGTCATCGAAGAGGCCCCTCGTCCGAGCCCGCGTCATCGTCTGTGGATATGTCGTTGCGACTGCGGCAACACGGCCGTCGTTCGACAGGACCACTTGGGGAAGAAGATTCAGGCGTGCGGTTGCCTCCAGCGAGAACGGACATCGGCGGCCAATCGCACACACGGTATGAGCAAGACTCCCGAGTTCCACACGTGGGAGCGCATCAAGAATCGTTGCCACAATCCGCGCACGCCGGACCATCCCGACTGGGGCGGGCGGGGAATCTTCGTCTGCGAAGAATGGCGCCATGACTTCACGGCCTTTTATCGCGACATGGGGCCACGCCCAAGCCCGCAGCACTCCATCGACCGCATCGACAACGACGGTCCATACTCGCCTGAGAATTGCCGATGGGCCACGGCGAAGGAACAAGCCAACAACCGACGCCACGCCGCCTAGATCCACGATGACCACCTGCTGACCAGCGCCACTAAGTTGCTCCGTGAACTTGGCTGCGGAGTAGCTCTTGCCGGCGCGGCGTTTCGCGAGGATCCCGATGGCCTGGGTAACCGCCTCCAATGGCAGCACCAGGTCGGAAGAAATCTGCAGACCGGCTCTCACCAGCCACCGCCGGAATGGTCGTCTAGCCGATCAAAGACCCCGCAGTGGCCGAGCGCAGCTGCAACGCCCAGCGCCAGACCTGGCCACCATGCTGCCGGCGGGCACCCTTTGGCAGGAGCGTGATGTCTTGTACGTCTTCCTTTAGGATGCATGATGCACAACATACTGCCTACGCTTCCCTCCGCCAAATGATAGGACCGGCCGCGGCCTGCTGCTCCAGCCGGAGGCGCTCGCCTGGCGTGCGGATTTCGAACTCCCAGCGCAGGCTGCGGCCATCAGTGACGATGTGGTCGACCAGCGTGCGTACCACTTCGCGCCGCTGTTCGAAGGTGGCGGAGGCGGCCCGATCGCGGATGATGCCCACCACGCTGGCAGCGCTGGCGATCTGCAGTTCCGAGAGGCGGCGGTGGCCCAACTTCTCCACCAACTCGGCGCGGCGGGCCAGCCAGCGGTCTTCCTCCAACTGGACCTTCCGGAACTCGGCCTCGGTGACGGCCAGGGTGTACAGCTCCGGCAGCTTGCGCCGGCCGTCCAGAACGACGTCGCGCTCTCGCGCGAGGCGCGGCAGGGCGCGCGTGTCGATCTCCTCGAGCTCGCGCTCGAGCCCCTCGTAGTAGGCAGCGCCCTTCTCCCGCAGCCGTGAGAGCTCGGCCAGCACCAGCTCGGGCTGCTCGAGCAGCTCCCGCACCTTTGCCCACACCGGCTCGTCCAGCCGGTAGCTGGCCACGCTCGTACTGGTGCACCTGGGCCCCGGGTGATAGACGCTGCGTAGCTTGCCGTTACAGCGGTAGAAGGTGTAGGTCACGCCCTTCTTCTTCCCGTCGCGGCTGGCGCCGTGCACAGCACGGCCGCAGACCGAGCAGCGGAGAATGCCGCTCAGCAGGAACTCGTGCTTGCTGTTGCGCGCCGCGAAGCGCTTGTTGTCGGCGATGCGACGCTGGACTTCGTCCCACAGCTCATCAGTGATGAGTCGCGGGCAGCCGAGCCGGATCCAATCCTCCTGCGGCCGCAGGCGCTCAGTCTTGCGTGGCTTGCCTCCGACCTTCTTCCGATAGCCCGGCTCGGCGGCGCGGTAGCGGCGCTGCACCAACTCGCCCTTCAGGGCTGGATTGCGGAGCATGCGGGCGAGCGTGGCCGTGCGCCACTTTCCGCCCCTGGTAGTGGCCACGCCGCTGTCGATCAGCCAGTAGACGATGGACTGCAAACTGTGGCCAGCGAGCACGCGCTCGACGATGCTGCGCATGGTGGCGGCCTCGGTCTCGCGCAGAACGTACTTGCGCTCCTGCTTGTCGTAGGCCATCCAGAAGAACTCGCCTGGGTTGACGATGCGTCCGGCCCGGGCATGCTCGAGGCGGCCGCGGGCGGTGCGCTCGGCGATCTGCATGCGCTCCACCTGAGCCAACACACCCTGCAGGGCATCGAAGGCAAATCCCATCGGCGTGTCGGTGTTGGCGAAGGGCTGCCCGTTGGGGCCGGCCAGCACGACGCCGGCGGCGCGCAGTTCCTTGTCGAGGAAGAGCTTGTCGGCCAGGTCCCGGCTGATGCGATCAGGATCGACGCAGCGCACCTGGTCCACGCCGCGGGCGCGGACCAGCTCACGCAGCCGGGACAGGGCTGGCCGCTCGAGCAGCGCACCGGACCAGCCGGGATCCTCGAACACGGGGGCGTCCATGTCCTCATCGCGGACCAGCTCGTCGTCAGGGCCCAGGCCGGCCAGAAGGATGGCGCGCTGCACCTCGACGGTCTGGCCGTCCGTGGAAACCCGAGCATAGAGCGCCACCCGCATGCCGTTAGTCCGGCTCACCATCGCGAGAGTCAGTATCCGTCAACAGCGGCGCGAGCAGCCAGGCCCACATACGGTCCCAGCGCTCCTGCTTCTCACCATCATCGACCACCCGCACGCCACAGGTAACCGGAATGGCGGCGGGATCCTCGGGGGGCGAGATCATAGTGTTTCCAGCAGTGAGCCGTAATAGCCGAGCCGCTGCTCATCAGAAGGCACGTCTGCAATCGCTTCGGCACTGCGGCCTCGTCCGTATTCATAGGGAACGCGGCTGTTGTCGAAGTCCAGATCGCGGGGCGGATCGACGCCAAGTGCTCGCATCCCTTGCGCAAGCCCGCGTGCGATCCGTTTGGCCGCATCCTTCCTCTGTTTTGCCAACCGCTCCTGGTCTTGGGCTAGCAGAAAATCCTGGACGGCTCCACGTAGCTCGCGCTGCAAGCCCTCGGCTAGATGGCGCCGAAGGTCGAGGTCTGGCGGAAACGCATTCATGTCTGTCGCACGGCCTTCGCGCATCAACAGCTCCCCGGCGCTCAGTTTGGGCACTTACGCTTTACCCTCGGAGCGTGAGCAGTCAGGCAAACGTTTGAGACTGGCCATCAACGCCCCCAGCGTGTCACCGCCGACGAGCTCGTACTCCTTGCCACCGTCAGCGGCTATCAAGTGCATACTCAGGCCGATGCCACCGGTCCAAAACTGCGGGCTGCCATCGAACGTATAGCCCTTCCGCTTAACGAGCGAAACGAGGCGATTCTCGGACGACTCGGAGATCCAGCCGTGCGGTCGGACGGTCGGCACCAGCGACTCCGACCGGCCATCGACGTAGCTGTAGAAGAACTTTCCGTCTTCCCACTTGATGGTGGGCAGGTGATTGAAGGCGTGATCTGCCATCTACGCCTTACCCCCGGCCTGCGGGTCATCGTCGCCAGCAATGAAGCAGGGGCGGCACATGTTCCTCGGATTGACGGCGACTAGCTCTCCGCCGATGGACATGACGCTATCGTTGAAAACGATCGGCTGACCTCGCCGCCGTTTCCCGCAGCGTGAGCAGACAAAGCGGTTACTCGGCATTCGCCTTACCCCCGTCCTCGGCATACGGAACCACCGTCGTCTCGCTCGACAAGACGTACACCCAAAGGTTGCAACGATTGCAAAGGAAGGCGTCGATCTTGGCTCCGAACTGCGTCACAACCGGATGCTTGCAGAGGCGATCTCGAACCCGCTCGCTGTCGGAGCGCAGCAGATAGTTCACGTCCCGCAGCGCCATTTGGATCGGGTCACAAGTGCCGTCCCGGTACTTCCCATCAACGGCATCCAGCCGGACGATCTCCAGCACGTCTGTGACCTTCTCCCAGGCCACCGCGTTGATGCTGTAATCGTGGTCGCTCAATGGTTCGCCTTACCCCCGCTCACCGGACTATCTGCGACTCGACGCCGCGCAGGGCCACTTGGACCCGCTTACTCAGTTCCTCCCACGCAGCTGCATAGCCTTCCTCAGCACCGAGGTACTTAGCCGTAACGTCCGCGTCGGCTAACGCTGCGTCGATCACCGCCTGCCGTGACCGTACTTCGGCCAGCAGGGTTAGCCCGATTCTGGCAAGGTCATGAACCTCCCTCGCTGCGGCCTGCAGAATCGGCACGGGATCATCACCGGGACACCAGCCATAGGAGCGTTGTTCGCTGGCATGCAGATGTAGCTCGTAGTTAGCAAGATCACCCATTCGCCTTACCCCCGATTAGCGAAAGGCGCAGAACAGCCCGGTAATGCCCATCCTCGCCGTTTATCGTCCAGACAAGCAGCCCTCGGCCAATCTTTGATGCCACCAACACCCGACGACCAAACCGCATGACAAACAAGTTCTTCATGCCGACGTTCCCCCGTTTACCGAACGATGCTTGTCCAGCGCCCTCTGGACTTCGGCGACCCACTCCGGATCGTTCTCGGCCAGCTCACGCCCTAGCTCCTCCATCATTTCGGCGTAGCCTGGTATGTCCATCAGGCTTGGCCGCTTCGAATCAGCCATCTAGCGACTCCCTCCATAAGGCGCATACGACGACCGGAACGTCATGCGGCTCGCCATCTGAGCAAGCACCCCCTTATCCCGGCTTTGATCGCCGGCGATGATGGCCATGACCACATCAAAGCGCCGTGGTGCGCCGGTCCATAATTCGCGGTACAGCGCCTCGTTGCGAACCTTCCAGTCGCAGTACTCTGGCGCGTTCAATCGTGGCGTGATGTCGTGGTGTCGCCGGATGGCCAGCTTGGCGATCTTGGCCTGCTTGCCGGTCATTCCGACGACCCTCGGTTTCGCGAACGTCCGGAAATCGACACCAGGGGCACGGGCTCGTCGTCGGAGGGGTCGTACCCGCAGCGGGCGCAGCCGCTAGGGCCTTCGCGATTCCATTTCTTGCACTCGGGACACTGCCACAAATAGACTCGGCCGAGCCGCTCATCAACCGTCCGCCAAACGGTTTGGGGTATCACCGCGACCCTCCGAGTAGCAGCGGCTCTACAGAGAACAGCGGCGGCAACGGTGGGCAGCCGCGATCAATCCAGTCCCGAACCGTGTTGCCGATGGTCGCCTCAAAGTGCTCGTCGCAGCAGGTCGGGCAGGACACAACACCCATCCCTGGCTCCAGCTTTCCACCGTGGTGACACCACCGCGCCATCTAACGACTCCCTCCAGACGCGGTTTTCGACTTCCAGTCCTCGCCGTACTGCTCTCGAAACCGCTCGGCTCGCGCCGCGCCGTAGTCCATCCCCATGCAGGTTTCGCAGCATTGAATCTCCGCCAACGTCTCGCGGTGCCAGGAGTCAACGTGCTGGATAACGGCGTGCTCCATCCCGCCTCCGCTTAGGCCCTGGCCGCCGGCGATTCCCTGTACCGAACGCCTGAGGGTGTCCTCTTGGCCTTGCTCGTAGGCTTGGCGCTGCTTCTCCTGGCAATCCGCGATCAACTCCCTGTTCTTGGCTCGCTCGGCATCCAGAGTTGCCAGGAGGTCCAAGCAGCTGCACTCCGCGCAAATAAGGCGCTTGTCGTCAGTGCCTCTGGTGTTGACACAGACGTGGCGCAGGGTGAAGGCACGGACCAGCTCGACCTGTTCGATCGACAGTGGCCTGGGCTCATATGCCCCGGCTTTCATCTGTTTCATTCAGCACTCGCCATCAGGCCGCCACCGCCGGGAATTCTTCCCGCACCCGGCCGTCTAGTTCGGGGTGCTTGGCGGGCCGTAGACCACTAGATTGCTTGTAGAAGAAGGGGATCCCCCAGATGTGGCAGTCGTGGCTAATCTGCCGCGCCCACTCCTCGCTCATCGGCCTGTAGCCAGGGCCGGACTCCCCACCGACGACTACCCAGTCGAGACCACCGAGCTCCCCTGGGTTGAGGAAACTTCTCATGAACCGTCCGAAGTTCAGCGGCCCCAGGAGCGGCTCCCCGCTCACCCAACGCACCGCGGCCCTGGTCTGCGCGACGTAGTTGAAGCGCCACAGGTAGTCCTGGGACTCGATCGTCGTGCCGCACCAGACGTGGGGCAGCACCGGCGAAGCCAGCGCCGTCAGGGTCGCCTGGTAGTGCTCCGGCAACCGCTCGGCAATGTTGTTGACGCCGGTGTCGAGCATTCCCGGCAGCAGCAGATCGATGGCCGCGCGCTTCAGCCTCTGAGTGTCGAGCCCGTTGATGTAGTCGCGCATCCGTTTCGGGCGCTTCGTGAGCAGTTGGAACGTGTGGTGCGGCGCCAGCGCCATCATGCCGAAGACCTTGTCGAGCCAAGCATCCGGAACCCAATCGCCGAACAGATCCGTCATTGAGCAGACGAAGATGCGCCGCGGCCGCGTCCAGTGCAGCGGCTGCAGGAGTGTCGGCTCATGCAACTGCAGCGGCTCCTTACCGGCGTAGACCGCGCCAGCCAGGCTGACCGTCTGCAGCCCCTCGGTGGTGTATGGGTGCCCGCCGTGGTTCACGTGCAGCGTCGAGGCGTAGCAGTTGTCGCACGCTGGCGAGACCTTCTCACACCCCCACAGGACCATGTTTCGCGTGACGACTTTCCCGTCACCCGCGGTGGTCGTGTACTCAGTGCCCGGCCGCGCTGAGCGGATCGGGTTCAGCGTGGCATCGGTCCACGCAATGCCGCTTCTATCGCCCATTTAGACCGTCCTCACGTCCAAACCGTGCTTGTCCTTGAGCCATTTGCGTTTTGTGGTCCAGTCCTTCGTCGCCATGCCTTTGGCGTCCTCCAGCACGACGCTGGAATCCGGCAGTTCGTACCGGAAGTCGATGAGCATCCGCACGGCGCGCATGCCCGGCTGAGCCTCAAATAGGACGTACTCGACCTGTTCCTCCAGCTCAGCTATCTCGCCGGCCAGTTCCATCAGTCGGAGCTCACGCCACCGGCGACACTCACGCAGGCTGTCATGGGGCCTGAATTGGAGCCGCTCCGAGCGGTCGCATGCAGCCACGAACCCCATGCATCCATCGCCCGCGCTGCAGCCTGCTTTCCCGTGATCGGCAGCGGCGTGGCTGCAGCGACAGGCGCACTTCACGGCGCCGAACTTCGAGCGCCGCGGTGCCTCAGCCAGCCCCATGCGGACGGCTTCCTTCGCCGACAGGAACACCGTCACCGGACCGCTTCCGCGCGGCTAACCATGAATTGCTGCGCGGCTGGGGTCTCTGCCGGCGTCCTCGCCTGTCGCGCACGAGCCTCCACGGTATACGCCGTCTCAGTCACACGACTCCAGGCCAAGGCAGCACGCTCAGAAGCACCAGCCAGCAACCACAGGATCAGCGCCACAGCCACCAACTTGGTCAGCGGGTGCGCTTTCACTCCCCACCTCCATCCAACATCCCGGCCTCGCTGGCTTTGGCGAGCTTCGAGCGATGGCAGCAGCATCCCAGCGCCTGGCCCGGACACTCCGGCTGGTGCGCGGTCGTCTCCAGCGCCGTCGCCAATTCCATCGCCAGTTCCCGCAGCGCCTCGTGGCTCCGGGCCAACTTCACAGCCGCACAGCGTGGGTGTGCTCGCTCACAGCCCTCCCAATGAGTCGCTATCAGGGCCGTGTCCAGCGCCGGTGATACCTGCATCGCGGCCACTTCGGCCGGCGGCAGAATCACGCTCATGCCCACACCTCCAGAGCCCTGAGGTACATCAGCAGGGAGCGGCGCTTCCTCCAGGACCAGCGGGGCGGCGTCACACTGCCCGTCTTATCCGCTTCGGCCCTCTCAGTGGTCGCCCACCGTAATGTTTGGGGGCTCTCCCCCTTATAGGGGGAGCCCTCCATTACGCACGAAATATTCCGAAAGGTATTACGCACTCTGCACCAGTCCCCAGCGGTCCCCCAACTTCTGGAACCGTTTGCTCTGATTGAGCGTGGCCCGCACCTTGTCCGGACGCTCGTCCAGCTCGTCCGAAATCTCCCGGACGGTCAGAGAGCCGTGTCGTAGCACGTGCTCGATCCGCATCGTTAGACCGCCGGCCTGAACCAAGGTGGAAGAGGCTCGAACGTCCTCTGAATGGAGTAGAACGGCAGGCTCGGCCTCGTCCGAAAACCAGTTGGCTCGGATGCCAATAGGTGGCAGTTTCGCGCCGCGATTGCTCTTGTGGTTGAACAGCCCGATGTGCGCTTCGGAGCTGCCGTCCTCCTGATCCTTGCGGACCTCCCAGGCTTGCCGACACAGGTTCTCCTTGTAAATCGAGCCGTAAGCCCTTGGGTGTGCGCCTTTGCTGTTCAACCCCTCTTTGCTTATGTGATCGATGCATAAGGGCGTGGCCTCTAGGTAGCCCATCGCCTCGAATAACGACAGCGTTGATTCTTCCGGCCCGCCTCGCTCCGACCCTAGACCAGCAGCTAGCCCAACGGAGTCGATAACGTAGAACCCAATCCCGAGCTCAGCAAACTCGTTCGCGATGTGATTGGTCTGGTTCTTCAACGGGCCGTTGCGTTTGCAGGACCGCCAGTAGAACTTCGGCCGGTCGATGCCCATGCCGCGACAGATGATGGAAATGCGGTAGATCATCTCGTCGTGGTCGTCTTCCCAATCGAGGTAGGCCACATTCGCCTGCCGCACGCGCATGCCCAGGAACTCCCTGCCGGTGGCCACGCACACAGCGATCGCGGTGGCTATCAAGCCCTTGCAGCTGCCGCCCTCGCCGTACAACCAGGTCGCTGCCCGCCAGGGAACAATGCGCTCCACGTGGTCAGGCTCGCGCGGCTTCTCCGCCACCTCGGATAGGTCAACGAAGGGCGTCCCCTCGCGCTCGCGGCGCATCACGCCCACGCAAAACTGCTCGACCAGATCCCGCCAAGGCACGTTGTCAGCGCGTTCCTGCAAGGCTCGGGCGAGTGTTGTCCGGGCAGTGAGCGAGGAGAAGTTTTGCGTCGCCTCATGGAGGTGCGGCGGCGTCCCGGGCATGGTGGTTTCCACGGTCAGCACGCCGTGCAATTCCTCACCGCGCCGCTTGAGGAAGTCCGCTCGCATCCGCACCTGCTGTCCCGGCGGCTCGTAGACGTAGCCGAGCCCTTCACGGCGGAACGCCTCCACGCGCGGCGCGTCCACTGGATCAGGAAAGGCAAGCACTTCCCCCAACTCAAGGCACCGCGATGCCGCTGAAGGTTGGCTTAGGTCGTTGCCTGGGCCGCGACTGCTCCACGATGCCTTCCCACCGTGCCGCGGCCCAGGCGACGATCACGTCCCCGAACAGCGCACGCCATAGGCGCATCTGGTCGCAACCCGCGGAGCACTCGGCCGTCATGGTCCAGTCCACCAGCACCTCGAGAGAGAGCGTGGCTTCAGGCCGCAGCGGATGCAGCGGGCAATGGGTCGTGCCCTTCCGAGCCCGAGCACACGCATGGCAGGAGCAGCCCCGACGCTGACACTCGAGCTGGCGCAGCCGGCGCTCGATGTCGAGGACGGTAATAATGCCGCGCGTCTCGGTGGGCAGGCTCACGCGGCCATCCAGAGCGCCATGTCCTCGCATAGACGACGACTCATGCCTCAGACTCCAAGCCCAGCAGCAGGTGCTGCACAGATCCGTTCTCCATCACCTGCGGCAGCAGGACATCGCCGCGGACTTCCGTGCCGTCCCACCCGTTCGGCCAGGTGTTGGCATCTATCAGCTCGAGGATCCGGGCGTGCTCGGCTGGGTCGATCAGGGTTACCTGCGGCCGTTCGGCAGCCGCCGCACTGATCTCGTCCTGGATGGCCAGCACGGTCGCGAGGCCAGCCCGCCGGGCGTCCATCGTAAGGGGGCCCATACGCATCGGGTTCAGTGGGATTGAGCCATCCTTGAGGCGCTGATCGCCTGCCTTGCGCAGCCGGCTATGCGCCTTGGTCAGCTCGGCGTACAGCGGTCGGAGGCGTCGCAGTGGCTCCAGGTAGCGCCAGTGCTCCAGGCCGAGCAGCATCTCCAGCGCGGTGTCGCGGCTCGCCAGATTGCAGCCCACGCAACCCGTGCGGGCGTTGATTTCCTCGGCCTCATCACCGCCGTAGGCCTCGGCCACCATCTGCGTCGGGAAGCCCATCCCGGGCGCTTCGAACATCAGCCAGTCCCACACGTGGCAGACGCGCCAATGCAGCAGCGGCGCCAACGTGTCGGCCACGGCGGTTGGCGTCGCCTCCTGAAACCAGCCCTGGCCGCACTCAGCGCCATCGCGGCTACAGGAAACGGCGATCCGCTGGTCGCGCGCGGCGCTCTCGCCCAGCCGGACGCCGGTCAGCGCCAACAGCTTCTGGCCGACCTGGTCGCGCAGTCCCTGGAGCGCCGCCATCATCGGCTCGATCTTCAGTTGCGGCGTGCACCACCGGAAATGGTTCTTGGGCGGGGGCACGCCCCGGCCGAACATGTAGACGAAGAAGCGCTCATCGAGCGGTGGCTTGACGACCTCGGCCCGGTAGCCGCGCTGGCGCAGCTCGTCAAGGACCCGGAGCGCGGCCACGTTCAGCGGGGGCAACTCCATGCCTGTGTCGGCGTACATGATGGACAGCGACGCAGGCCGTGGCACAGCGCCCGTTTCGATGAGGTGGATCACGACAGTCACCGTGGCGGTTGAGTCCTTGCCGCCCGAGTAGGCGATAGACCAATGCGGATAGCGCTCGCCGTAAGCCCGCAGGGACTCGGCCGTCAGTTCGACGCTCTCCTGCATCGTCAGGCGCTCAGCTTCGAACAGGCTCACTCGGCGCACTGTCATGCAGCCACCATCCAGGACCGGTCCTTCTCCTCGCGCCTACGCAGCGCCTCGTGGTTCCGCCGGTCCTCGGCCCAAAGCCACAGAACCGCCAGCGAGCTAGCCGTCACCAGAAACGTCACCAGCACCAAGTCGATGAGACCCCCGAGCGGGAGATGGACAGGGGTCTGGAGCCCGGCCATGATGGCGTCGATCACGCAGTCCACCTACGCCGACTCCAACACCATGTTCGCGCTCATCACGCTGGCATGGCCCCAAAGAGGCTGGCGCTCGTCGCATAGAAGTGGCAGCCCGCCAAGCAATCGGCGCAGATGTCCTGTGGCGTCGGCTCCATGCAGTCACACGCGGGGCAGCCGCAGGCGTCGGGGTTAGGATCATTCGGGCCGTGAACATTCGACCGGCCCGCTGCTGGCACATCTGGCTGTGCGAGGTATGTTTCCGCCGGCCGGCCGTCACCCTCTGCCCTGACCACCCGGCCCAAGTCCTCTGCCAGCGGTGCTACCGAGGCCATCTCCTCACCTACGGTCACCGGGAGGACTCCGGCGAAGCGCCTACGTCGGCGGGCCGATCAACCCAAGCACGGGACAACACCACAGCGCCCGCGAGAGCCTGAACAACCAGCCACATCGGCACGGCGGCGCAGGATGGAATCACGACGCCACCTCCTCATGCGGTTCCACTCGCTTGAGCGCGTGAAGAGGCAGCGTGTAGGTGACGCGCGCGCCGCGGGTGAGCCGCTTCTGCCGCTTGAATTCGACTCGCGCCACCCAGCAGGGCTCGCTGTGGGCGAACCTGGTCTCCGTCCAGGGCTTGCTGCCCTCGGGCCAGTCCTCGAGATCCTCGACCAGACGAATCTTGCCCTTGTACTCCTCCGCCGGCTTGGCCATGCGGTTGAGCGTCCAGTACACCAGGTGAACGACACCGACGCGGCCCTTGACGTACTGGCGGCCGGGGACGTCGGCGATACAGTGCACCAGGTCTCCAGGCCGAATATGGGTGGGCTTCTCGCGCGGCTCCGTCAGATAGGCGCTCCGGCGTTGCTTGTTGCGAGAGCGGTCGAGGAAGGCGACCTGATGGACTTTGTAGGGGCTGCCGACGCGCCAATCCTGGCCCTGCAGGAGCGCGACCAGCCGCTTGGTAAGCGATCGGCGGACGGCTTGCTCGAGCTCCGCCGGCGGATGCTCCCAATCGATCTCTTCGACCACCAACAGGTCGGCGGGGTCGATGTAGAAGACCTTGGTGCCTTTGAGGTAGGGCAGCTCGCCGCGGGCCATGTACTTCCGGAGGCGGTAGTCGTGGATCCCGGCGACGCGCGCGACGCGATTGGTTGTCCATCCATGGCGCTCCCACGTGTTGAGCCCGAGGTCGTAGATCCGCCGGTGGATGGCGTCCGGGGTGCGTTTGAGCTCGGCCGCGATCTCCTGGCGGGTCAGGATGCCGATGGCCTCCTGGATGAACCAGTCCTCGAGGTCCGAGTACTCCTCATGACTCTTGTTGACGTCGATACCGACTGCGGTCCAGGCCGCGCGCATGCTGCCAAAGTAGTTGCCGATGGTGGCGAAGCTCGGGAACTCGCCACGGTTGACGTTGGGCCGCGGCCGCCGGCGCCTCGTCCGGCGATTCCATTCCCCAGTGCTCAGTGGGGTCTCGTTGTGCAGGGCGTAGAACCGCCGCATGGCTTCAAGCACGCGAGTCCGCGTCCAGTAGGTCCGTGATGGCAGCTTGGCCTTGGTCCGGATCGCCGGCAGAACTGGGTGCGGCTCCGGGAATATGGGCATGGTGCTGACGACTTTCATGCGGCGATCGCCGCCAGCCGGGCCATGTACTCCGCCAAAGGACACGCGGAGCAGATCGACGGCTCCGATTCCATGCCACAGGCGCAGCAGGTCGCCTTGAACACGTCGGCGAGCTGGCTAAACGCGATCGTGCGATCACCCTCCGCCTCGAGGCGTTCGAGAGCATTGCGCCGGCACTCACTCAAACCTTGTGGCTCGGCGTCCTGGTCGTCGTCCGGCGGCCGGCGTGGCGGGCTGCTAACGACACCCTGAGCACGGTCGATGACTCGCCGCAGCTCCAGGACGGTGATCTGTTTACGAGCGGCTATCGCTGCCAGTCGGCGCTGGTGGGCCGGATCCTTGACGTCGACCAGGACGTCAGCCAGGGTGACCGGCAGCTCGCCGCGGTGAAAGCGCTCTTGCACTTCGGGATCCAGTTTCAGCAGTACCAGCCGACTGTGGACGCGGTTGTGCGGGACACCAAGCCGGCGCGCTGTGTCGGCCTGAGTCCAGCCGGTGCGTTCGATGAGCGCACGGAAGGCCTGAGCCTCCTGCAGGGGCGTCAGGTCCTCGCGCTGGATGTTCTCGACCAGCATGATTTCCTGCTGCTCGGTCTCGGTCAGGTGCTTCACGATGACAGGGACCTCGCGCTCCTTGGCGAGCGTCGCCGCAGCGTGCCGGCGGTGGCCGGCGACGATGGTGCCCTCGGGCGTGATGAGAAGCGGCTGCAGGACGCCTTTCTGGCGGATCGAGTCGGCCATCTCCTGGATGCCGGGTGCGGCCGGATCTACGGGCCCGCGTGGGTTGAGCGGATTGGGCTTCAGCGTGTCGGTCGGCCTGCGATCGCCTGGGGTCACGCGCTCCACCTATGCCGCCTCCAACAGCCGGGCCTGCAGCGGACGGCCCAGGCGATCGCAGGCCTCAAACTGCTGCCCGGGCGTGCGCTCGAGGCCGGGCCGGAAGATCACGACGCCTGCAGGGAAGGTGGCCGGGCCCGACTTGGCGCCGTCCCTTCCTATCTGTATGTAGGACAGGCGCCCACGGATCAGCCGCACACGGTCAGCGAAGGGCATGACGTACTCGTGCCAGATGGCGGTATCCGACAGGACCTTGCAGACCATCACCACCAGCGCGCCGGCCCTCGCCGATTGGCAGGCCTTTGGGACGAGCTGGTGGATGAGCGAGAACGGGGGGTTCAGGAACCCTCGCTCCTGTCCCCAATCCGCGGCGAGCGCGTCCTCGACGATGCCACCGGGGCCGAACCAGCGTGGCAGCTTGTGGTTGGCTGGCGCCAGGATCTCGTACTCCTGGTCCTGCTCCCGGATGCGCGTCAGATGTTCGTGCGATGCGGCGAGATCGATGGTGAAGTCGAACTCCCTGTGTAACGACGCGAACAGGTCGTCCGGGGTCCCGTACAGGTCAGTCTTTGGGGTCGCGATCGTGCCGGCCACTTAGGCGCCCACCAGCAACCGCCGAGCGGCCACGCAAATCCAGCAAGGGGCAATTTCCCCCGCTCCATGGAGGGCGCGATCAACGCGCAGCCAGGGGCCCAGTTCCATGGAGAATGGGCCGCCGGCCGCCCATCGCAGCCATTCGCCAGGCGAAACCGCCGCTAAGTGCGCGTCCAACGGGCTCACGAGCAAGCCTTCATCAGGTCACCGAGCGGACCTCGGACGTAAGTCTTGAAGTGGACGAACTGACCTTTGTGCCAGAAGCCCCACTCGCGCTGCGTTGGACCGACGAGCACCAAGGTCCAACAGTCCTCCTGGCCGTCGCGCACCGCGAACCCACGCTCATCCCGCAGCCGCCAGAACATCGTGATTCGGTGCCGATGCGACGATGGGAACGTCCGCAACCAGGGAGCTGCGTAGGTCCGTTCGCCTTCGTCTGAGCGCTCGAGATAGCGACCCTTCAGGCCGACCGTTACGAACCGCTTCGGATGGTCGTGCAGGTCGAAACTCCAGTCGTCGCCAACGAAGTGGTGGAGGTAGATCTTGACGGGCCCGACATGGCCGATGACCCATCTGTATAGATAGGTAGAACAGCGCTCGGCGCCGTTGATTTCCTCAGCAGTTCCAAACAGCCGATCGAGGACCGCATGGGCAAAGTTCAAGGCACCACCTCCACAAGCTCGAAGCGGATCACCCACATCTGGGCGTCGGAGTGGCGCCAGTGGTCGAAGGCGCCCAGGCTGAAGTCCTCGCGGCCGACCTTCTGGCCCCACAGCGTCTTCGGTAGGTGCTCAGGGTGCTCGTACAGATAGCCGAAGCCCTCGGCCTCGTAGTCGCTGTCGGGCATGGCCGAGATCGGCTCTTTCGTGACAGACACCAGGCGGATGGTGGCCACCTTGCGGCCGATAGGCTTACCGGTGTTCCGGTCGACGACGCGCGGACTCTTGTCCCAGGCGTCGACCAGCATCGGCACCTGGCGGGCTATGCGCTGAGCGTAGGAGTCGGTCCAATCGCGGCGAGTCACCGTTTTCATGCCGGCCAACAAAGCCGGAGTTGTGTGAGCGAACGAGATGATCACGCCGACACCACCGATAGGGTTGTGGGCGCGTCCAGGCCAGCCCTGGCGCCGAGCGCTCGGCTGTGATGCGTGCACTGGGGGTGACGGTCGTCCGCGCATACGCCGAAACTGCAACAGGGGCCGATCACCGCATCGCGTGCCCACCAATCGCTCGGGCTGGGAGCGCCGCACAACACGCAGCAGGTGGCCGCGGGATCGTCGTAGCCGGAGGCCTCCAGCGCACCGATCAGATCGCGTCCGCGACCCAGGCCAATTGCCGCCCAATGGCGCCAACAGTGCAGCGGGCGCCGCGGACGATCCAGCAGCCATAGGTAGAGCTGCACCACTGCCATTGCCTCGGTGCCGCCCATTCCCAGGCTGGCCGGTCTCGCGGTGGGATAGGTACCACCGCCGCGGCGGTCTTGCTGCAACTGCTTGCGGGCAACGGGGGTAACGATGAACAGTCGGCGGCCGTCCTGCTCGAAGCGATAGGCAGGGTTGATCGCAGCCAGCACGGTGTTCACGTCAGCCAAGGTGGGGCTCATACGACCGCCCTCATCAACTCGCCCACGGCCTCGAAGTGCCACACGCCGAGCTGGTCCTTGTGCGAGCGGCAGTCCGGACTCAGGAACAGCGCCATGCTGAACGCGTGATGTGCAATCAGCGGAGCGGATTCGCTATCGAGCTCGCGCCAGCCCTTCCGAGCGGCCAGGAATGGGCACTGCTGCATAGCCAGCCGGCCGCAGTCCTCGTGCATCCATGGGTCGGCGAAGCACTGCCTGTGTGCGCTGTCGGGTGCGCCAATGAAGGCGATGGGGCCAGACCGAATCTTGCCGTCGCAGACTCCGCAGCGCCGATGCTTCGCGCAGCGGTCAACATGCTCCGGATCGACCGCCTTGAAGTCAACGGGGTGCCGGCGCGCGTCGACCATGTAGGGGATGGTCAGCTTGCCCTTGACTGGTCGTTCGTCGAGGCGTGCGCGGCTCACGCTCCCACTCCTGCAGCCCGGTACACCTCACGCGGCGTGTCATAGCCGAGCCGACTTGGATGCCGAGGGCTGCCCGACCCTGTTCGACCCAGGCACCAAAGCTCGATCCCACTGAGCAGCCGAAGCACATCCCGCGGTCGCCAGTCCCCGGGGCCGGAGTCGCCCCAGGCGACGAGCACGGCCGCGGCGCTCTGCGCCTCAACCCGCAGCCAGTGATCGTTGTCGGGCCCGATCGGATCCACGACGGCACGCAGGGCCTTGGGGTCCGTCGACCTCCAGGCAAAGATGTTCGTGACGACAACGCCGTCGTAGCCCCACAGCCGAGCCCATTTCTGCAGCTTGTGGACGGTCGGGTCGTCGCTCGTCTCGTCAGCGGTGCTGGGATTGAGCGCGATGACATTGAGGCGCCGCGGGTTCGTCTCGTCAGTGAAGTCACGGAACAGGCTGTACCGCCACCGGCGGCAGCTGGAGAACAGCGCCCAGCACCGGACGCCATCCGGGCGGACTGTGACGGTAGGGGTCACGCGACGGCCTCGGTCGATTCGTCGGTTAGCACTGGTAGGTCGTCGAGCATCGCCTCGAAGAGTGCCCGGGCTGTTTCCAGAGGGACGCTGTTCCCGATCTGCTTGGTGATGTCGGCCTGCGTGCCCACGAACTTGTAGTCGGGTGGGAAACTGTGGGCGCCGGCCAGTTCAGGTAGGGGCTTGAGCATGCGGTAGCCGATGTCCCCAACGACCACCACGAACGTGATCCCGTCGGTGGTCACGAAGCCGAGCCGTCGCGGATCGACGTCTAGGCCTTCGGTCCAGGTTCGGAGCTCGGCGGTAGCGACGGCAATGTTGTTGCGGATCGTCAGGGTAGGCAGCGGGTCGGCGCTGGAACGGTTGACTCCGTCGTCCTCGCGGCTCGTGTTGGCGACCGTGATGAGCAACGGAGTAACCAGGTTGTGATGGCATTCCGTCGTGACAGTTGGCATTGGGTCGTCGATTCCGTGAGTCCGCGGGTGTTGACCTTCACGCTCCTGCAGACGCGGCGTGATAAACGGCGTGGCGACTGCTAGGCGGTCTTTGGTCATGACGGTCGGCAACGGCTCTTTCGCTGACCGGGCCTCGGCGGTTGGGCCGTAGGGCACGACCTGAGGAGTAGCGATGGCATGGTGAATGCCGCCGGCGCTGATGGCCCCGATCGGCTCCGTCAGCGGCTTGGCCGTCGACCGTATCTGATAGCCTTTTGTCCCGCGCAGCGTCACCAGGACGGGGCTGGCAAGTCCGAAGCGGTCACGGACGAAGATGAACGGCTCGAGCGCTTCGGCGCCGTCCTCGGCAACGATGACGAACGGCTCGCCTGGCTTCCAATCTGTTCCGCACTCCGCGATGTAGCGGTTTTTGGCGGCCTGTGGAATGTCCAGCATGTTGATGTACCAAGGGCCATAGTTCCCCCAGTACAGTCGCGCGCCGCGGGCAACACGCATCTGGGTGTTGACCGACAGCCGAACCGTGCCATCGGCTTTGTAGATGCTCGGTCCGCGATCGTTCAGATCCAGCACTTCGGCGGCTGCCCGATAGGGCTTGAGATTCCCGAACATGGTCCGCCGGCCGGCATTCCTCGGGGCATGGGTGGCCATCGGCCAGCGCAGCGGACGTCCATCCTTGCGAGCGATGAGGAAAAACCGTCGACGGGTGGTCGGGTCGCCGTAATCCGCGCACGTCAGGACCTTCCAATCGACGTCATAGCCACAGTCGATGAGGCTCTGACGCCACGCCTGAAAGAAGACGCCTTTACGAGTGGGGTCCGGTCGCTCACCGTCCATCTTCGCGCACTTGGCGATGGACTGGTTATGGCGCTGGCAATGAGTGTCATGGCCGCGAGTCGGGACGCAGTCTTTGGCGTACAGCATCGGGCCCCAGTCGACGAACTCGGGAACGTTTTCGACGATGAACCGGTCAACGTCTAGGTCGGTCAGCCAGCGGTTGATGAGCCAGGGGCTGACACGGAGTTGGTCGGACATGGGCTTCCGGCCGCGGGCTCTGCTGTGGTAGGTGCACTCGGGACTTGCCCACCCGATGTCGACGTGGCCTCCCCGAATCAACTCGATCGGCTTGACGTCCTCGAGATTGCGGCAGAGGCCCGGGCCGATGTTCCGCTCGTAGGTCGCGATGGCTACTTTCCAGTGATTCACAGCCGTGATGTGAATGTCATAGCCACGGGCTCGAAGCGCCTGGCGCATGGCTTCGCTTACAACGCCCGTCCCGCAGAACAGGTCGAAGCCTTCCAGGGTCTTCGTCGAGCTCAAGCCGCCACCCTCTGAATCGCCACTAGCATGCGCCGTGCGCCAACCATGATGGTGATGGCTCGCCGGCGCTGCTGCTGCGCGAACGCCCGCACGTCTTCAGGGTTCTCAGCCAGCCGGTAGCCGCGGGGCTTGGCCGGGATGATGCCCCAGCCCAGGCCGCGTAGGCCATCGATGGCCTCGCGCACGTCCCGATCCGTGAGCCCCGTGCAGTCACAGAGGTCGGCCCGCATCAGCACGCCGGGCCGGTTCTGGAAGGCGCGAAGCACCAGCTGCTCGGAAGCAGTGGTCGGCTCCTGCGCCCGCCAGGGCGATCCCTCTGGCAGGGTCAACTGGACCGCCGTGGTCACACCTTCGCTTCCGCAGCAGGGTTGGGAATCGCTGCCAACAGGGCATCGGCCACATGCTGCTCGGGGATTGCGCGGTCCTCCAGAGGCATCAGCAGCCCAAACAGGTCGGCGCCGGGCGACGAATGGAACGTCATGATCGGTTGCGGGTGCTTATCGTCGGCGTGGAACCCGACGACGAAGGCCTGATTCAGTCGCTTCGCGGCGTGTGCGAATGCAGCGAGCCGCGTGAGGTCAACCGAAACCCAGGTGGTCGGCATCGACGGCAGTGCATAGGCCTTGCGCAATATGGCCCCGATGAATGCCAGGTCGACTCTCTCGGCGCGGAATGAATCGGCCATGATGACGATGCCGTGGTCCTGGTTGTGCCAGGTGCCAAGGAGCCCATCGAACGCAGTCTTCTGCCATTCCTCGGGGCAGTGCGGAGTCAGCATCGCCAGATCGCCAGCCACGACGAGCCGGCCTGGCCTTGGCTGTACCTCGACTTCGAAGCTGTCGCCCTCTCCCACCATGCGAACGTGCTTGATGGCGGCAGCGGCAAGTAAGTCGTCTGGCAGGTAGAGCTTGATGGGCTCCGTCGCCATGCCCTCCGTGTCCCGAAGAACCAGCAGGCGGCAGTAGTCCAGGACCAGCACCAGCGTGCCCTTCTCCTGCGGGATCAGGTACGTGCCGACCTTTCGAGGGTCCCACTGTGACATGAACGCCATGTCGCTACCAGCGAAGTCCTGGACCTCGCGGATCATCGGCCCCAGCGCGTCGAGAACGGTCGCTGATACGCTGGCGGATAGTGGTCGCTCGGTCATGCCGCCGCGCCCTCCAGACTGAGCTGCTCAGCGTCGAACAGCGGCAGGGGCGGTGTGCGGGAGCCCTTGGCCGCGAAGTGTTCGCAGTAGCAGCCGCGGACCATGCACGGACCTGCAAGCTCGTGCTGATGCTCCGTGTGGGGGCATGTGGTGCAGGGGTCGTTCGGCGCCGCCATCAGACCGCCGCTCGCTGCGCATCGGTCAGTGCCCGGCGTTCCCGGCCCACTCGGACCGGCTTGGCGGACGACAGTCCGCACTGGCACGGGTAATAGCCGCAAGCCTCGCAGAATGTTGGGAGTTCCGGCCGCACCATCTTCGCGATGGCGTCTTCGATGGTTGGATGGCGTCGTGCGAACGACCCCACGCGGTCCTCGCGCGGATGGAAGTACACCTTCAGGTAGCGGAAGTTGCAGGGCACGATTTCCACGCGGATGCAGAAGTCGTGTGCCCCAACGACCAAGCGCATCAACAGGCTCCCGTCGTAGCTCGATAGATCCGTGGTCAGGTTGAGCGCGACGTAGAAGCTGGACCAGTCCGCCGCCAGAACCGCGTGCTCTTGGTGGTAGATGCCGTCGAAGAGCCATTCGCAGAAGCGGGCTACGCGCTCGCCCTCGGCACTCAATTCCTTACCGCGCCGGCGGAGCCATTGCGGGCCGAAATTCAGGTCCCGTGGCATCAGACCGATGCCTCCTGCGCCGGCTGGAACAGCGCCAACTGCTGGAATCGCTGCAGGTCCCAACTCCAGAGGCCATGCGTCTGGACGACGTACGCGAATTCCTCGATGTCGTGACCGACGATGACCCAGCGCACCTCGCCGTCGTCAGTCAGGGTCTGGCTGATGTGCAGCATCTCGTGCAGCAGCAGCGGCTCAACCTGCTCGCGTGTGAACTGCGACTGGCGGCAGTTGTCGGCGGCCAGCCAGATGACGAAGTCCGCCTTCGAGTAGTGCGCCAGCAGACCGGACGGCTTCTGACACTGGCCGAACCGCGTCTTCCCCTTGACGTTGCCGCCCTGCCGCTTCCAGAGGTAGTGGATGGTGATCTGCGTCAGTACGGACAAGCGGGCATGCTTCTCGATTAGGTCGTCGGCCATTTGCGTCAGATCTGGCGCGGGCAGGAAATCAACCTCTTCTCCGAAGTCGCCGGTAAACGCGCTGAGCGTCGGAACGGGGTACAGAGCGGACATCTTCGCGGCCCTCAGGTGCTCACCGAGTACGGTCACGTCTGGGCCACCAATCCTGTCGCCATCGCCTCGGGCTCGTCACCCAGCGTCCAGGCCACAGCCTCGCGCGCGTTCCGCACGGCCGGCGGCACGCGCAGCCAGTAATCCTTGAAGGAGCCATCCGGCTCTGGCGTGCTGTTGGTGACCTGCACCATCAGGAGATCCTCGTCGCCGGGCAGCGGTGCTCGCCACAGCGTGCCCCAGTCGTCGGTGCTTACCTTCTCGGCGTTGCACAGCCTGAGGTAGTTCTCCATGCCGAACCGATCGAGCATGATGCGCCGGATTTCCACGTTGACCTCATCGCGGATCTGCTCCATCGTCAGGGTGTTGGGTGCTTCGACCACCTGTCGGGGTACACGGACGCCGTGAATGGCCCACACGCCCCAACCGTCGGGCCAGACCACAGCCGGCCCGTCGTCACAGTGGAGGCGGTGCGAGCCCCAGCCGCGCGGGCGGGACTCGTCGACCAGTTCGCGATGAATGACCAGCGGACGCTCGCTGACCATGACGAAGTCGCGGTGGGCGTACCACCAGCAGGCGGACTCCATCGTGGCCTCGTAGGCCCGCGCACGGTCCCACAGATCACCTAGTAGCTCAAGGTGGCAGACCTCGCGGAAGAAGGATGTCCAGGCTCCGCCATACCACCAGCCGCCCACCCAGAATTGGCCACCGATGATGCCCCGGTACCAAGATGATCCGATGACCTGCCGGACCGCGTCATCGACCGCGTCATCGACCGCGCCACCGACCGCGTCACGGACCGCGTCATCGACCGCGCCACCGACCGCGTCACGGACCGCGCCACGGACCGCGCCACCGACCGCGCCACCGACCGCGTCATCGACCGCGCCACGGACCGCGCCACCGACCGCGTCATCGACCGCGCCACCGACCGCGCCACCGACCGCGTCATCGACCGCGCCACGGACCGCGCCACCGACCGCGTCATCGACCGCGCCACGGACCGCGCCACGGACCGCGCCACGGACCGCGCCACCGACCGCGCCACCGACCGCGTCATCGACCGCGCCACGGACCGCGCCACCGACCGCGCCACCGACCGCGTCACCGACCGCGTCACGGACCGCGCCACGGACCGCGCCACCGACCGCGTCATCGACCGCGTCATCGCGTCGCCCTCCTTTCAGTCGGGCAAGGACGTATGACGCCGTGGGGGCCGCCAGGGCAACCACCAGCGGCGAACTGGTCCAGACAATGACCTTCGGTGGCTGCAGGCCGGCGTAGCGATAGCACTCACGCACGGCCGCCTCAAAGCGAGGCCTGTCCGCTGGGCCGGTGCGCAGTCCGATTTCGATCCACTTGTCGGCCCACTCCTCGAAGCGGGCCTCTTGCTCCGGTGTCAGCCGGGCGATCTTCTTAGCCATCAATCAGCGACGCGCCGGATGGCTTCCGGGCTGTACTCCCTCTGGATGCGCACCCGGTAGACGCCAGGCTCCAGAGCGATGGCGGCGTGCTCGTCATGTGTCAGCGTGGCGCCGTTTGGACCAACGCGCAACCAGCGATCAGCCGCTTCGGCGGTGGTCGCGAACAGCTCGACCTCGGGGCTGACGATGACGTGCGCGTGACCGGTCACCTCGCCGTAGGCCAGGACAACCCGACCCCTGTCGCGCGTGATCGGTTGCGCTGCCGGCGGAATGTCGCCGTCGGCCTTGACCAGGTAGACGTCGCCCTGGCGGTAGCGGGGTTGGACCTTCTTGTTCACCATGAGACTCCTTTTCGTTGGGCTAGCCGGCCTGTGCCGGCTGCTGGTCATGCTCATCAATGGCACCGCCTGACGCGAGTTGGACGATCTCGCCGAATGTGAGCTCATCGGCGTTTCGGGGCACGACGCCCTGGTTGTGGGCCATCTGCTTCTGGAAGGTGCTGTACGCCTGGAAGTGCTCCGGGATGCCGCGGTCGCGATACGGCACCTTGCGCCAGGTGGCGCCGGCCGGGGAGGAGGCGCCCGGAGCGGCCCGATCCGTACCGGCGGACGTACCATTTTCCTGGCCTTCCGACTGTGCGCTCGATGCCGGTGTTGTCGTCGCTACGTCGGTTTGGGGCGCAGTAGCTCCCGCTTGCGCGTTGTTCTTTACGGACGCCTCCTCTCCCGGCTCAGTACCCGTGAGTTCAGTGGCCTCGACGTCGATCGCGTCGTCGGGCGGAATATCCTCCGAAGGTGGCGGCAGAGTCGGGCCGCTGGGCGCCGCGATCTGTGGCACCTGCGCAGCGCCTGGCATCAGCACGAAGGCTTCCTCGAGGCGGAGGACAGGGACTCGAGATGCATGCGGGCCGAACACTGCCGATCGACCCTTCTTCTCTTTAATGGAAAGCGTTGCGGCGATGGGCCGGCCATCCTGCTGGCGCGAGAGGTACTCGGCCTGGATAACGACGTTCGTCCAGTGCTGCGCTGCGTAATTCCCGTGACACACGACGTCCCACACGCCGCGAAAGGGAATCCCTCGAATGCCGACCTTGAGCCGGGTCACACGCGCACACGCATCCGCATCGCTTCGGTCGCAGCTGCAGGGTCGAGGTATCCAGGGTGGTTGCGTCTTGTCGTCGCGTGCGAGAGGGTTAGGAACCATAGCGATCTGTCCATCGCAGTACTTCTGCATGGCGTGGCTCCCGTTGTAGGCCTCATAGCGAGGACCAACCAGCGTGTCGGGAAGGGGAAATAGCAGGACCGGCAAGACGCTGGCCGTCAGAACGGTCTGCCAGGCGGGTCCATCCGGCGAGTCCCAGGGAGTGATGGTTGCCGGATCGCCGTGGACGCGGGCTAGCTCTTCGAGGTCATCCCGCTCAAGCGCGGTGGCGCGGAAGCGGTCGAGGGCTTCTCCGAACCCCATGACGGGCTTGCCGTTCCGACCGATGAGCGGCTTGCCACTGCGTAGTACGGGTCGCTTCGGGCCACCAAGGCGCAGCCGACCAACAACATCAAGCTTCTGTTCGGTGCCCACAATCTGCGGTTGTGGCCGGTCGGAAGGGCTGATCTCCGCAGCCTGACGTACGGCTACTGCGGTTGACGGTGAACTCATGCTGCATGCCTCTTGAGCCAGTTCTTGCGCTGGCCAAATGGAATCAATGGGGTAGTGAGCGCTCGCTCGACAGGCCAGCCATTGTTTAGACGGAACTGGAGCGAGCGCTTCGTGAGCCCCTTTTCCCGGGCCCACACGATGAGCGGCTTTGTCTCGCCACCGAACGTAATCAATCGGTTCGAGCGCAGATTCTGCTGCTGCTGCCGAGCTGTCGCCCAACGGCAGTTGATGCGGTCGATGCTGTACCCGGGCCCAGGTCGAGGCCCCATGTCCGTCAGGAACGCCTCGAAGGAGTCGCGCCAGCGATCGCATACGGTGATGCCCCTACCGCCATACCTGGAGTAGCTCCGATCGCTAGGGTTCTGACACCGCCGTTTGAGGGAATCCCATGTGCGGTATTCGGAGAGGTAGGTGGCCTTGATGCCGATCGGTGTTGTCCGTGGCTGCCTCACGTCCAGGCCTCCTCGACCATCGCGGACGGCCGGCTCTCACGAACACGCCGCAGCGTTTCCTCCCAGGCCGCCAGCGCGGCGTCGCCGTTCGCCGCATAGCCAACCCGCTGTCGCCAGTCGGAAATAGCGGCGCCTAGGTGATGGCAGACGTGGATGGCCGCGCACTCACAGCCGATGGGCCGGCCGGTCTGCTCGTCGATCTGGCAGACGTACCAAAACCCAGGGTGCTCCTCGCGGCTCTCAGCAGCATGCCAGCCCTCGCCGCGCTCGCGCCACAGCCGGATGCATCGCGTCCCGTACTCCGCTGCTCGCTCGACCGCCGCCTCGATTTCTGCAGCTGCCGCCTTTATGGCCTCTGGCGTCGGTTCAGGGAACTCGACGGAGATGCCGTCTTTTGAGTCGCGCACCGTTCCGCCGTGCTCCTCGACGTACTTCCTGAGGCTGGGCGTGCTCATGCGTCGCCTCGCGGGTACTTGCTGTCGAGCTCGTCCACCACTTCGGCCATTGCTTTCAAGGTGGCCGCCATGTCGGTGTCGTCGTTGTACAGGTGAACTTCGAAGGAATAGCCCTTGGTGTTCCGAATAACCTTCACGCCGGACCGCTGCCGCTCGGCCCCAGCCTCGGGCGTCATGCCACACACTCGCGCAACTTGTCGAGCGATGCATCGCCGAGCAGCGGGTGCCGGTGGGAATCCTCGGGGGAGCCGTGACAGCCGGTCTGGGCGCTGAGCAGGATCTCCAGCAGCTTCGCGCACACGCCCTCTGCGACGGTCGTGCGCCGCTGGAGCAGGGCCACGTCGGCACGAAGCGCGAACACCAGCGCTTGCAGTTTCTCCACGCGAGAATCCCGGCTCTGCCGGTTCAGGTCGCGCGGATCGATATCGGTAGGAGTGCTCATCGCTGCAACTCGGCCAACATCTGCCTGGAGAACCCGGCGGCGAGACCAGCTAGCCCGTGGAGGGCCTCAGGGCCCTGGCTGACAGCCCCGAGCAGGGTCTGCAGGACGATCGCGACTTCCGGGGCGATCGGTTCCGCAAAGTCGGATGCCTCCTGTAGAAGGCGCTTCAGTTCCTCGCTCATCGGTGGGTCCGCGTCTTGGGCTGTTTGCCGCCGAGGCTGCCGATGCGCTTGTAGTGCGCCTGGCCGTGCCGCTCGTTGGTGGCGTTGCCACCCTTGCGGCCGAGCTCGGCGTAGTCGGGCCGCTGGCTCTTGGTGGTCGCGCCGCCCTTCCGGCAAATCTCCCGGAAGTGCTCGACGCCGTACCGCTCCTTGACTTTGAGCCCGCCATTCCGTCGGCGGCCCTGGGTAGGGGCGCTCATTCGGTCGCCTCGACTGGCTGCGCCTTTGGGGCGGGCTCAAAGTGCGCGACGTCGGCGGTGCGGCCGACCACGTACTGGAATTCGCGCGAGATGTACAGCTGACCGTCGCGCTTGGTTCGCTCATGGGTCGTGATGCCCTCATAGAGCAGGACGTAGCCAGCGGCCAGGTACTCGTTCGCCTTGCGCAGGTGACACTCCTGCACTTCGACAATGCCCTCAGGGATAGGGGTGTTCATGTGGTAGCCTCTCCTTGGTTCGTCGTTTCTTCTGGGTGCGCGGACTTCAGGCGGCTTCTCGTTGCGAGCGGGAAGCCGCTGCTGCTTTCTGGTAGTTCACGCGTTGCTGAGCTGACTCAATCAGCTGGTACACCACAAACAGGCTGCGGATGACCGTAAACAGGAAGCGGATGACCGTTTCCGCGAGCGCTTGGACTTCCATCCGCGCCTCGTCGAGTTCGGTGTCATGTAGCGTGAGGTCGCTTTTCATGGGCGTGCTTGTTCCCTCCTTCCCTGGGTAGTCGCGTAGCGCTCGACGTCGTCGAGGGGCAGGCGGTACTGGGACCGGCCACCCACGGCCTGCAATGCGCCCATGCCGATGAGCCGGACCACGCTGCGCTCGGTGAGATGGAGAAGCTCTGCCGCCTCGTGCGTGGTGACCATCGTGGTGGGCACCTCCAGTGGGCCTGGCTCTTCGCACCGCTGTAGCCGCTCGATGTAGTAGAGGTCCTCTTCCTCGGACACGGCGCGTAGGAAATCCTCGGCGCTCATGGAGGAACGGCCGCCGGGGAGGCCCATCACACCACCGCCTCGCTGGGCACCGCCTCGCCCGGTGGCATGTAGGCGACACCGACGACAGCCCAGCCGCGGCTGGTCAGAGCTAGCTGCTGCACACGCACGTGTGCAGCGGACGAGCCGAATCCCGCTGGCGCCACGTAGCCGCGCTCCCGCAAGTGCCGCAGGTGGTAGGAGAGCTGGCCGTTGGAACCCAGGCCGGCAGTGCGGATCACGTCTTGGAACGAGGGCGGTCCGTCGTGCTGGGCGCGGTAGGCCGCGATCGCCTCCAGGATCTCCACCTGCCGCTCGCTCAGGTCGTCGGCGTCAGACGGCTCCTCGTGGGTGGCGTCGCCTTCGATGACAACCTGCAGCCGGATGGGCGCCGGTACCCCTGGAAGCAGGCGCAGGGTTGATAGCCGATCATGGCCATCGTCCGGCTGGTTAGCCACAACCGCCCGCGCGTCCTCTAATGTGGCGCTCATGGAGCAGCTTTCAGGCGCTCGACGTACTCGTCGATGGCTTCGATCGGCACCTTGACCACGCCACCGTCCGTCACCGCTACCAGATCTCCAGCGGCGATACGGCGCTGGAGAGTGCGTTTGCTCGTGTCGAGCATCCTGGCAGCCTCAGAAAGCTTGACCAAACGTCTCGGAATGTCACGGCTTGTCGTGGTCTGCATTACGTGACGGATGCTATCAGATGTGCCGAACGATTGTCAAGAGCAATTATTCGGCACAATCGCCCCCGTCTTTTGTGCCCGATAGACACAACCGGCCGTTTCGCTTTTAGGATGCGGATGTGGATCTGGCAGCGATAGGCAAAGGCGTGCTCGAGCGGCGCTTGGCACTCAACATGAGCCAAGACGACCTCTCAAAGGCAGCAGGCCTTGCCGGCGGCAGCTACATCTCCCGGATCGAGAGAGGAGGCTGGGCACGCCCAGGTGGCAAGGTGCTGGAGGCACTCTCCGCGGCGCTGCGCGTCCGGGACTGGCGAGACCTAGAAGCCATCGGTCTGGGTCGCCTCGACCCTCAGTCTGACTTCACTGGCGACATCAGCGATCGACTGGCACCACCGCCGGTACCAGCGGACATCCATTCCTTGACGCAATCGGTGGCAGACCTGGCGGCATCAGTGACGGCAATGGCAAAGGTGATGTTTGAGCGCGAAGGCGTTGAAGAAAAAGCTGGCGTCTCCTTCCCGGCTTGGTACCGTCAGCTCACCACCGAGACCCCCGCGAATGAGGCACAGCGATCACGACTGCTGAAGAAGGCCCAGCAGTTAGACGAGGAAGCGCTTATCGAGCAGGAAGTGCAACGTCGGGTGGAGGAGGTGCTGGACCAGCTCGTCGATGAGTCCGCTTGGCGGCTCTGGCGCGAGCAGCGAGCACAAGAGAAGAAGCGGCGCCAACGAGGGCGAGCTCGTGGCTGATATGGTCAGGCTCGACGTCAGGCAGAAGTCGCGCCAGCTGAGCAACTGCCTCCCACCACCGGATCCCGTGACATTGGTAGGACCGGAGCACCAGCGCAATTCGGAGCACGTCCGGGTTCTTCTTCATCACCCTCCACGGGCCACCAGAATACTCCGATCTCACGTTTGCGCAAACGTCGAGGTGCACATGTCGGGACCAAGGTACTACGTGAGACCGAATACCACCATTTACCACCGCAGAGCACCAATCTTTGCCAGCTTGGTGGGAGTTCCATTAGATAGCGCATGTGCCACCACAGAAGCGCAAGGTCATTCCAATCTCGATTCGCCTACCCGAGGACCTGCACGCGGAAATGAAGGCTCTCGCCGACAAGGATTACCGCCTGCTGACGCAGGAAATCGTGTTTGCCCTCCGCCAGTTCGTCGAGTCCCGGCGAGAGAACCCGCAACCACCGAAGTAGCCTGTCGGCGGCGCGCCGGGCGCCGGCGGTTCGTAGAAGGACACCTCGCCTAAGGAGGCTTTCCATGCGTCGCCACGCCATTATGTTTGCAGTCCTGCTGTCGCTGCTCCCGGCGCACGCCCTTGCGGCACCATGCCAGTTCGTGCTCGGCTTTGCACAGATGGCCGCCGCCGTGGCGGAGGTCGGCCAATGCAAGGAAGACCAGCACTTCGCGCCGAATGGCGACGCCCAACAGGCGACTACTGGCGGGCTGCTGGCGTGGCGGAAGGCCGACAATGGGACCGCGTTTACGGACGGCTACCGCACATGGTTGATGGGGCCGCACGGCCTGCAGCGTCGGCTCAATACAGAGCAATTCGCCTGGGAGCAGCAAGCAGTCTCGCCGCCCACGCCTCAGTCGGCATCATCAGGTGCAATCACACCCACAGGTAACCCGGCGCTTAGTTGTGAGTGGAAGGATCGGCTCGTCTTTAACGACGCAACCCTCGATGGTCCGGTTTACCTGTGTACGAACGTCGACGGCACGTGGGGATTTTGGGATCAGGAGGGCACGACCACGCCATCGGTCGGGCCCTATGCAGGCCAGCGCCTGCCGTGGCGCTTGCTTGGAACGACCAGCAAAACGGGCTGGAGCCTTACCGACGCCGGCAACAGGCGGTGGCCTCAGTATGCACCTGTCCCACCGAGTGCAGCCGAGGTAGCGCAGCGCCAAGCCGCCCTGGTTGCCAAATGCCAGGTCGCCGCAATGGACGCTCTCCGCCAGCCCGGTGCATTCCCGCCCAGTCAAACGTTCGATGACTGCATGCGCAACCCTGGGGCGTACTAGGGCTGCAGATTCACAGGGCGAAGTGACCAATAGCCGCGCTGCCATCGCCATTCTGGCCGTCCTCTTGGTGGCCTGCGGCGGCAGTCCCAAATACGGCGGAGTGTCGCCGGTGAACCGTGCCTGCCCAGCGGAGGCGCCCATCAAAGGCAACGTCAACCAGCAAGGGGAGCGCATCTACCACGTGCCGGGGGGCGAGTTCTACGCCCGCACCAATCCCGAAACCTGCTTCTCCTCTGAGTCCAGCGCCCGAGCGGCCGGCTTCCGCGCTAGCCTGCGTTAGCCCCCGGAGACACTTCTTACTCCAAGAGACGGAAGTATCAAAGTCCTCGGGCTTTCGATACCAAAGTACAGGAGCGACCGGTCGCCCAACAATGTCCAGCTTTACACCAGGTGTAATGGTGGACATTGACAGGGCTCAGGATTCCCGGCGAGGTGGTGGCGAAATGGTGGCAGGCTGCGGCTTCCCGGTGTCCGCTCGGGCCCGCTCCCCCTCAGCCAGGAACTCCTCCCTAAGCCGCTGCACCAGCTCCGGCCGTGGTGGCCAGTGGTGCCGTTCGCACGGGGCCGTGAGGTGCTCAATGCAGGTGGGCTGCCGGCAGAGAGGGCACGATGTCAGCGCCTTCTTGCCGCACTGGACACAGCGCTCGCTTCGCGTGACCATGCTCGCCATGATACTGCTCGTCTGAGCAGTATCACCCACGACTTCAGGGTCGCTGGTCCGCGATTCTTGCCCAGCACACCCGCAGTCAAATGACCGTCAAATACATCCGGCGCTCCTCAGGCTCAGATGGTGCCTTCTACTCCCAGGGCGGCAGGTTCATCCACGCGGGTTCTGTCGGCAGCTGAGTTGATCGGCCCGCGGAAGCATGATGAACACGATGACCGGGGGCACCAACAAACGCCCCTGCAGCCAAGCCCAATAGGAAGGCCGTCAGCATGGGTGCGCTGCGCGGTTCATTGCGCTGTCGCGAGCGTGCACGTTCGCACCACTGAGTGCAGGCGGCCCGAAGCTAGCATTCACCCAGCCAATGAACCGCGCCTGCTCGGCATAAGCCTCGGCCTCCCACTCGCCGCACTCCCTGTGGAAGCCGGCGCGAGCGTTCGTCCCCTCGTGGACGATCAGCGCCGCTACGGCCGCGGGATGAGTGATAGCGGGATGGATGTGGATAGCCACGGGCTGACCGTCGCGCCAGACCGTCTCGGCAATGGCGTTGGGGTTGCGGTCCTGGAGCGGCTGGATGCTGATGGGCACCGTGCGCGCTGCCGCACAGTCAGGCGCTGAGAATGCGCAGACGAGCGACAGGGCGTCCTTCAGTAGCCCTAACGACGCAGTCATGGCGCCTGCTCGAGGCGCCTCGGTATCCTGTCCATTGCAGGAAGGCGTGTCCTTTCTGCCGTGTCGGGAGCGCTGTCGGGGCTGACTGTGAGAGGGAAACCCCGGCAGCGTGGACGCGGCTGCTAGTCCGTTGACGGGATCTTTTGACCTCCTGTCACCTCTGCAGGCCCAGGATCAGGACCGACCAGCGCATCAAGGTCCACGCCAACAGCCTTCAAGCCCGCCAGGCAGATGGCCAGCGGGGCGGTGTCGGCCCAGGCGTCGCTTGCGATACTGCTACCTCGCCATGTTTGGACCGTCCAACCGGTAGCCTCGCCGGTCATGCACTGGTCGATGGTCCAATCGACACCCTGATGGTGAAGGTGCTCCACCACCTGCCACGCCGCCGCGATCTCCGTGCTGAAGGGATCGGCATCAGGGCGAGCGTAATCGTCCACAGGCCGCGCGGGTATCCAATACGCGTTCACGCTCTCTGGCCGCATCAACCATGCACTATGCGGCTCACTGTCAATGCCATCGGCGGCGGCAATCATCCAACGCCAGCCAAGCATCTTCTCCGCCACCAGTGCGTCCATCTCTGGCCCGGCCTTCATGATTGTCCTCACGGTTGGTCCTCGGAAATCCGAGTCAGCGCCTGCTGCATGAGCCGCTTGGCGGCGATGGCCGTCGACACCTTGCCCGTCACTTTGTTGGTACATTCCTCGGGATGCTGTTCGGCGTAGCGCCTGAGTGCTGCCTGCTCTGCTGAATTCACCCAGAAGACAACGCTCTCGCCGCCGTGCTCTGAACGTTTCGGGATTGCCACGCGCCCATTCTGCATTAGTGCACTCCTGGATCTTCGCGGAGGCCATCCGCTATGAAGCTCATCGCGGGTGCCGCTGTTCGTAGCGCACACGCCGCTGGTGGGACTTGGGACCGCCGAGCTCCCGGAGATGCGCGCGGAGATGTTCGGCCGGCGCTGCACGCTGGGCAGCAGCGGGGACAAGGCGGGGATCGGGGAGATTCACGCCGCACGCTCCGGATACGGCAGTACGGGCAGCCCGACCGTGATGTAGCGGCGGCGCTGCCTGCTGGTGAACACGTACCGATGATTGCCCGGGTGGACCAACTCCCGAACGCCAGCCGTCGCCATAGCCTCCCGGAGCCAGGCGCGCGCATCTTCGCCGGCCAGCATCGGGCGAGCGCCGAAACTGACGAGGATCCCCTCGGCATAGGCTCGCCCACAATCCCGGCTAAGGATCTTGGCGATGCTTCGCTCGCTGAACACGCGACCATCCGGGAGAATGCGCAGTGTGCGCGGTCGGGATCGTCCACAGTAGCGGGCCGAGCTCGCCTTGTAGATGTGGCCGATGTGCCCAGGGAACACGATCTGTCCCTCCACGGTCGTTCGGGGCAGCGGGTCCGAGAAGGCAACCAGGCCGTGGATATGCTCGCGAGCTGCGAGCTCCAGGACGCGGGCGATCATCCACGTTTCCGCGGGGGCCGGGACGTCGTCCAGCAGCACGAACCTGCCGAGCTCGGCAAGCTCATCAAGGGGCTGTCCAGGGAAAGCGCTGCTGAGCGTGGCCGGGTTCGTGGGCACAGAGAGGACCGCGGCGCCCTGTAGTTCGCCGCCGCGATACAGGCCAAGGCAGCGACGCGCGGCAGGAAAGCTGCCGCTGTAGTGCTGCTGCACGACGAACGGCCGCGCCTCTGACTCCACGCAGAGCTCAACAGAGTAATGGCGACAGTTGAAACCACCTTCGCTGACGTGTCGCCAGGAGTGCTGGTGGCCGCGCCAGCGCTGGCACCACTCGAGGCCTAGAGGCAACTGGGCCGCGACCTTCACGATGTCGCCTCATCGGGGTAGTCAGCTCGGTAGCACTTCACTCCGCAGTAAGGGCCGCGCCAGCCAGTGAACCCGTGTATGCCGTCTATGTCGATGTCCTCGCCGTACTTCACCCCACCGAGCGCTTGGGCACCACAGCGGACGCAGCCCTGACCTTTCGCATCGGTGAAGACGCGGTGCAGAATCGGCTTCGCCTTAACAGCCGTCGTCATGCCGACGTTCCTCCATTTGGCGAATGTCGGCGCAAGTCCTCTTGCCCCTGCTCGTAGGCCCAGCGCTGCTTTTCCTGGCACTCGTCGTCAGTCAGGAGGCGACTGTCAGCGAGTCGTGTCGCCAACGCGATCAGGCTCGCCGGGCCTTGTACAACACCGAAGGAGTGTCCACCCAGGGTGACGTAGTTCTCGGGCTCGTTGAACCATCGATCCAACGTCTTGGCAATGCTCTGAATCCGCCGTGTCCGACTGTCCATTCAGCCTCCGTTCGACGAACGTCCCACCCGGACGGCAAGGTGATACAGGTCCGGACTGCCAAAGTCGCCGACGTTTGATGCGCCGGCGTGTTTACCCGTCAGGTCTAGCCGGGCGTCCTTTATCGCGCCCGGGCTACTGAATTCGCCCGAATCCTCGTCAGGGCAGTAGTTGACCCCGGTGGGGTTATTGACGAACAGGTGCACCCAGTAGTCCGCTCCAGGATCCCCATCGGTTGCTCGTGTGACATCAACGAACCCCCAGGGGAAGGCCACCCGGAACGTCTCGACTTCCGCGCGCCGTGGATCGCCGGTGATGCGGACACCCTGAACCTTGTCGCCCATGTTGGTGAGGCGAAACGCACCCACCTACCGACTCCCCCCGATTAGCGAATCGACGCGCATCGTCCACACACGTTGGCCATACGTTTCTTGCCAGGCCAAACCCCGATCTTCTTCCGCTGCGTCGGTCCCGGACGCTTGCAAACTTCACACGCCGACGCGACCTTAACGGCCATCGATCTCTCCCCCCGTTTGGCGACGACAGACTAGGACCATCAGGCACTTAGGTGTCACTCGGCCGCGACCTGGGCGCTCACAGGAGTACCAGCTGCTCAAGCGATGCACTGGGCGCCAGCGCGGCAGCAGGGCATCGGCCGTAGCCGGGGACCGAAGCCAGGGCAAGGCGATCGCGGTCGGCGTGGACGCCGATGAACGCTCCGCCGCGGTACTGACTCGGCCGGCTGCAGCGTTGGCCTACCTTGGCGCCGCAGTGAGGGCAAGGCACTTCGAGAGCTGGATCTCGTGGCCACTCTTGGCCGCAGGAATGGCAGGAGACGATCATTCGCCATCCCAGGCGATCTCATTGCAGTCGAAGTCCTCGGAGGCCGAGCACCAGCCGCACGAGCCGCACTCAAGGTGGCCACCGTGGGCGCTGTCGTAGTCGTAGTCATCGATGACGGAATTGACGGCGAGCGTCCCGTTCGGTAGCCAGTACATGGCCTGTCGAATGGCCGCGACGTCCTCGATATGGCGCAACCATTCCTCACCACACGACGGGCAAACAGCGGCGTGGTTGCCGTGCTCGTCCGCCTCAATGGCCACAGCTGGGCCCCCGGCGAGCGTGACCACGCTCACATCGTCACCTCCAGCGGATATGGCTCATGGAGGATGCGTTGGATGTGGCCGATGGGGGTCCGTTCAGTCGTGGAGATGATGGCCATGAACCGCCGCTTTGCGGTCGGGGTAAGGAGCGCCAGCCACGTGGGCGCATCCTTCAGATTGCGGAGATCGCGGGCCAGTCCAGCGAACCAGTAGCCCGGGCTGGCCGGAGTGTGATTTGGGACGTCCTTCCCAGTCTGGATGAGGGCGTCGTACTCATTCAAGCCCTCGGCTGCCCACACTAACGCCTTCGGCTGCTGGGTGGGCCTTCGCTTCGCTGTAGCGATCATCTGGTCGACGTCGCTATTTGTGGTCACGCGACGACCTCCACGGAGGCTCCACAGTTGACACACTGACCGGCGTAGCTCGTCCAGCGGCCGATGGCGCGTACCTTTCGGTCGCCGCGCAGAAACGTAGTGCTGTGGAACCCAGCATCGTGTTGACAGCGCATCTCTTGATGGAAGGCAATGAGCGCTGGGCTCTGAATGAGTACGCTGGAGTGGCAACCGCTACGGCAGTCCCACCACTCGCCACACCATGCTTGCTCTGGCGTCAGATTCGTGCGCCGCACCATCGGACCGTGCTGTGGGCTCGCTGGGCAGACGATAGAGGTCATCGGACCGCCACCCAGCGCTCGATGCCGGCGCCCAGCTGCGGGGATTGACCGCCAGCATTCACGACAGAAGAACAGGCGATTCACGACGCGGCGCAGGCCGCAGAGCTTACAGTTGCTCATGTCGGAACCTCACTTCCGACAGGGATCAATTGGGAGCGGTTCGGTTGGCGCCGGGCCGCTCTCGCCCTATCTGACTGCATTATTGCACAGATGCATATATGCAGTCAACTACTCAACCCCTGGCCTGGCTCCAGCCAGCGCACGGCACGCGCACGAACTCTCGGCGCGCGAGTCGTCCTACGTCTACGGCTTCAGGGTCGCCTCGGGCCTTGGTGAGGAGCCGGACCAGGCCGGGATCGGCAGGCCGAGCACACGCAACTGGTCCGCGATCTTGCCCAGCAGTGCAGCGATTACCAGCGCCGACACGGCCGTCTCGAGCGCCATCGCGGCTTCACGGTAATCCACCAGCGCGGTCAGTGCGAGCATCTTGACGGCCGCCCAGCCAATCACGTACGGCATGATCCGGGTCAACAGGAAGTCGCCGACCGCCCCCAGATAGAACTGGTACTGCTTCGAGAAGAGGGCGCAGGCGATCCCGAGCAGCACGTTCGCGGCGATCAGCCCCATGATGCCTCGGACCCAGGGTGTATTGAAGATGGCTAGCGCCAGGCTGTAAGCGTCCATTGCGAGTCTCCTTACCTTGGTTTGTTTGCCGTTCGGCAGTTGGGACATCTATACTTAGTCGTGGCCGCACCATTGCAACTAGTCGGTCGGGTTTTTGGACGGCTTACCGTTGTGGAACGAGTCGATAACACCCCGACACAGGGAACTCGATGGCGTTGCGTGTGTGAATGTGGACAAACGACCGTCGTTTCACGTACCCATCTAGGCAGGGATTGCTTTAGTTGTGGCTGCCTGCTTCGCGAACGGCAACACCTAAGCAAGAATGTGCGCCACGGCCAAAGCCACCACCGCCGCACGCCGGAATATGCAGTATGGGTTTCCATGAAACAGCGCTGCTTGAATCCCAACAGCGTTCGGTTCCCCATGTATGGAGGGCGTGGAATAACCGTCTGTGATCGATGGCTTGGCCGCGACGGGTTTAGTAACTTCTTGGCAGACATGGGGCCTAGGCCATCCGGGACGCGTGGAGCGCGGTCTCTTTTTTCAATCGACCGCATAGATAACAACGGGCCCTATGCGCCGGATAACTGCCGCTGGGGAACGCGTGAACAGCAACGCGCAAATCAACGACGGATGGCCTGACGGCAGGACGGGCAGATCCATCCCTGCGGCCCGCAGGCCCATTGCCGGTTGTTCAGCGTGTTACGAGCGCCGTCACGCGAGACCACGCCCTCCATCGACGTCAGTTGCTTGCACTCGGTACAGCGAACAGCCCACAGTTGTGCCAGCTCGCCCGCCTTCACGCCCAGCGGCATGGCTAGCTCAGCCTCGCGAGGTGCACCAGGAACAGCCCGAAGCCAAGCGCGGCGAAGTCGTACCGCACCGGCACGACAGTGGCCAGCACCAGGTCGACGACCGAGAACCCGAAGCAGGCAAGGCCGGCGAAGTGGCAGACGAGGCGGGCGCGGCTCACCGCAGCACCGACAGCCCCAGTTCCCTGGCGAGCTGGTCGAAGCGACCCGAAGCGAGCCAACGCCCAGCTGGGCATGACCGGGACTGCGGCGAGATGGCGTGGTGCGCCACAAGGTGGGTGATGCCAGGCCATTCGAGGCGGGCCTGCCGGCACAGCGAGAGGACCGCGCGGTACTGGGCATCCGTGACAGGCTCGTCGTCCGGGCGTCCGCGGTCCTCCGTCTCGATTGAGATGGTGCGCCGGTTGGGGTTCTCGGATCCGAACACCGGCTCCCACTGGTTGCCAGGCTCCAGCACACCATTGGCCCACGCACCATCGTGGTCGTCCACGTACTGGTGCACGGTCCCATCCAGCCCGACGCCGAAGTGGGCGCTCACCTGGCTGGCCGGGTTGGAAAACTGCGCATCACACGACGCCAGGCTCCCAACCATCGTGTGAATGACGATCGCGCAGACGTCGTGCATGCCCTTCGGCCAGAAGTTCGGCGAGCCCTTCCAGATCTGCACCGCCGGCTGGGCCGGCGCTTCAGCGGTGCTTACTTGAAAGAAGGGACTCGGATATGCCCGGTCAGGTCGTCGTGGCCGCCCTGCAGCGCGACGACATCAGCCGCGGCGCCTTCGGCTCCGAGGTACTCACCCTTGAGCATGCGGTTCAGTGCTTGAGTAAGCAGGGCGTCCCGCTCCTCCAGCGCCTTCACGCGCTGCTCGAGATCGGTAGCTGCCATGTCGCGGCCTCCTATCGGGAAATCAGGTACTGAGCTGCCGGCGGAGAACGCTCCGCGCGGGTCGGTGAATTCGAAGTTGCTCCAGTCGGGTGTCATCCCGTCCGCGGTAAACACGGTCGCCCCCAGCACCTGCGGCTCGCCTGCAACCAGCGCGTCGTAGTCCTGCAGGTACGCGTAATAGCCGTCTTCGCTGAGATGCAATCGCCAACCGCCGGCGTTCGTTCCGCTGCTGTCGAAGCCGGCTTCGGTGATGAAGATCGGCCCCGTCCAGCCGGCCTGGATGGCTAGGCGGAACCGCCCCACGTTCACTGGATCGTGGATAGTGCCAGTGTTGGTGTATTCCTGCAGGGACAGGGCGTCTCGCTTAGGGTTGAGCCTGCACCAATTCCTCGAGGCGACGTACCGCCAGATGTCGTATTCGGGCTGCCCGGTGTACCAGGAGAAAGCGGCAAGGCGGAGGCCAGCGTCATGGACCACCGGCACGGCCTCTTCGATCATGTCGCACAGGGCGGCAATGTCCCCTTGCTCCGGGCCCACGTACAACTCGACGAACAGCCGGGGATGCCGGTAGCCTTTCAGCTCCGCGATGACGTCATTGGCCACAGATCGCCCGACTCCGGGGTAATAGGGCTGGTTCTTAAACCACACCCGAAACACACGCCAGGCGTCATCCCGGGCGGCCTCAAGGAGGCTCGTGCCGTTATTGAACTGCTTGACCACGGCGGCACGGCGAGCCCACCCGGTCGCGCGCTCGGTAGGCCCGTAACAGTGTGGCCCGAGCTTACTCACCGTGGCAGTCGTAAGGAGGTCAGCGAGGGGCCGTAGTTGTTCCACATGATGATCAGGACGATCACTGCCAAGATGCACCAACACACCCTCTGGAACGCGGGCGGGATATCCATTACCTCGAACAGCGACCGAAGCGCAATGACGACGATGATGAGGACCGCGATGAGGAAGAGGAATCCGAGCAGCGCTATCAGCATGGCCGTGTACCTCCAGGGTTGCCGCGCCAGTCGAAGGCGACGGTGTCAGGCATAGCGAGCCTCACGAACTCGCCCGCTGGCGATTACGCTCTTGGCGCCAGGGGAACTGCAACACGCCGCCCCGACGCTCAGTGACGAACTTGGCCGCGAGGAGTTCCAACCGCGCCAGATCTGATGCCAGGGCCGCATTCAGCCGCTCCATCACTTCACGCCCCTGCCGGCTCTGCGCGACCGTCATGGGACGACCGGGCTCCACGATGGGCACCAACGGCAACGGCATCAGCCCTTCACCACGTCCTCGAGGATGGTCGCCGCCTTGGCCGTGTGCTGGTACAGCTGAAAGGTCATGTCACGCCAGCCTTCACATTCCTTCACCAGGTCGTCGATACGCTCTGTCAAATCGCGGCGCTCTCGGCTGCGCTCGCGGTCGAGCATGGCCAGTTCCCGCTCACAGCGTTCGCGCTCCCGCGTGCGCTCCCTGTCGGCGTCATCTCGTTCGCGGAGGCGTTCCTCCTCGAAGTCGGCCCGCTCCTTCGCGCAGCGGTCCTTTTCGTCGCGGAGTTGAGATCCCCAGCAGAGGAGTTGGGCCTTGAGCGCGGCGATGAATGCCGCTGCCATGACACCGGGGAGGCCGTACTGAAGGAGGATCTGCTTCGTGACTTCATCCACCAGCCGCCCTCAGACCCACGGCGTATATGCGCTCGGACCCGAATGGTCTCGGGCAAGTGCCAGTACGGCAGATATGGATTCCAATCACCGCGCCCTCGTCATCAAGGACGTCATGTGTCCAACGGCGGCGGCGCTCCGGTTCCAGCCGGGGCGTCGTCGGTCCTGGTAAGCTCGGCCACGCGCGCCTCTAGCTCGGCCACGCGCGCCTCCGCCCGCTCCGCGCGGTCCTCCGCCCGCTCCGCGCGGGCCACTAGGTTGCTCATCTCTTGCCAGACTTCGGCCAGCGTAATGGCCATCAGGGCACGTTGCTCACGGCGACCGCGCCCGGCGAGTTTTCGACGTGAATGGTCGCGCCCGTCAGCCCGGATCCAACATTGCCCAGGATGATGCTGTTCGGGCCAACCTCGTTGGCGTGGACGGCGTTCAGCGCGTTGCTGACAGTGTTGCCCTGAATGCTGACCCCGTCCAGCGTGAGCACCGTCGTAGCGCCACCCTGCGCCAGGATGGCCTCCAGCGCGCCGCTGGCAATGTTGGTCAGCCGATTGCCATGCACCTGCGCTCGGTGGCTTGCCCCGTTCACCGTGTTGTTGGTGATGAGGATGCCGTAGCTACCGCAGATGTCGATGACGTTGCCCACGATGGCGTTGTCGGGCGACTGGTCCACGATGATGCCGTAGCGGCCGACGTTCTGGAGGATGTTGCCCGCCACCCGGTTGAAGGCCGAATTCAGGTCAACGTAGATGCCGTCGCTACCGCAGGTATCCACGATGTTGCTCTCAAGCAGGTTGTGGCTGCTCGGCGATCCACCGACCTGGCCGCCGGTTCCCAGCGAGAACCCGATACCCGTCGCAGTCTTGATGCGGTTGCCCCGAACGATGCAGTGGTTGCTACCGATCAGCGCCACGCCATTCCACACGTTGAGGAAGCTGTTGTCCTCCACCGCGCACTGATCGCAGCCCTGGAGCGTGAGGGCGTTGACGTTGTTCGGGGTATTCAGGAACGAGCAGCCGCGGATGACCGTCCGCGTGCAGTTCAGGACCTTCACGCTGTCCGTGAAGGTGCGTCCCTCAATGATCAGATTGTCATAGCCGGTGAAGGTGATCACTCAGGTATCCTCTTGCCATGAAGCGGCTGATTGATTGGGCCTACCACAATCCGCTCATCGAGCGGCTGGTGCACACGTCCGTCTACTGCCTGAAGCGCGAGCTGCGCGGTTGCAGATCGGTGCTGGATTTGGGCTGTGGTCCGCGCTCGCCGCTGGAGCACGTCCATACCGATTTCTCGGTCGGCGTCGATATGTGGGACGACTACCTGACCGCCTCGCAAGAACGCCGCATTCACAGTGCGTACCTCAAAGCAGACCTGGCGACGCTCGACTTCCAATCGCGGTCCGTTGACGCCGTCATCCTGATCGGCGTGCTGGAACACATGGACAAGGAGGACGGTCGCAGGCTCATGCAGCGGGCCCAGCAGTGGGCCAGGAAGCGTCTGATTGTTTCCATGCCCAACGGCTTCTTGCCGCAGGCCGACTGCGACGGCAACCCATACCAGCGGCACCGCTCGGGCTGGACCGTCGAGGATTTGCGGGCTGAGGGGTTCCGCGTGTACGGCATGACCGGCTGGAAGCCGCTGCGCTCCGTCAACGAAGCCGAGGAACTGGAGGCGGCATCCATCTTCGAGACGATCCGATTCCGGCCCAGGCTGCTCTGGCTGGCCATCTCAGAGCTCACGCAGGTGTTCACCTACTACCTCCCGAAGGGCAGCTTCGAGCTGTTTGCGGCGCGTGATGTCGCTCTGGGATGACGTCTACTGGAGCTGGTTGTCGTACCTGACGCCGGATCAGCAGCGCCAGATGGTGGGCCTGCTGATGCTGATCGTCCTCGACTGCCTGTGCCTGCTGGCCTACGGCGTGTACCGCCTGCATCGTCAGGCAATGCCGGTCCACGAACCACCCGTTCTGAAATAGATGTGTGTGGTGGAACTACTGCCGTCCGAGCGAAAGTAGTAGTCACCATTCTGGCCGTTGGCGTTGTTAGGTGCACCTGAGCCAGCGAACAAGGCGGCCGCCGTCTGTGCCGCCAGGGCATCCGTCGAGGGCTGTAGACGCGCCGAAATCTTGAAGCCAGGCGTACTGGTCCCGCTGTCGATCTGGAGGACGTTCTGAAGGCTGTTCGAGCCGTTGTACGTCTGAAGGGCGATGCCCGTACCAGCGTTGGCAGCAGTCCGGCGACTGATCAACGTCACCTGGCCCGTGGCCTCCGTGGCGTCAATGTTCGGGTTGGCCCCGCTTAGGGTCAGGGCGTTGGAGCCGGTGCCACTCGAGGTCAGAGTCGTGAACGTGCTGCTGTTGGTTACCGTGCCAGTCAGCGTGGCAGCGTTAATGGTCGGGCTGGTCAGCGTCTTGTTGGTCAGGGTTTCCGTACCGGCTACCGACGCCGCCGTGCGGGTCGTCGAGCCGTTGCCATACACGAGGGCGTTGGCCGTAGAGTCGTAGGCCAGGACGCCCGCTGTGGTCGGGACCGCACCCGCCGCGCTCGGCAGCTTGAGGCCGGCCGTAGTGCTGGCGGCGCTCATGTCGATGCGGCCGGACGACGTCAGCGTATTGGTCACGCTGCGGATCAGGGCGCCGTCGAGAGTGTCGAAGTTGGCGCCGATGTTGGTCTTGACGTAGGTGTTGGCGTTGTCGGTATCCTCGGCCTTGACGAGGCTGAGGATGGGAGTAGTTGTGCTCATAGCCCCCCCAGCTGTCCCACGGTGAAGCCGGCCAGGTCGCCCACGGTGTAGGGGGCCAGCCGGCCGACAATGCCGGTGATGGTGTTCGTCTTGAACTGAAAGGCCTTCACGTCCAGCGAGGCTCGCCATTGGTGGGCGCGCTCATCCCATCCCATCGCCTCGCCGTAGCTCACGTAGCTGAGCTGCTGGCTGGTCTCGTCCGGTAGGATGGTCGTGCTGCTGCCTTGCGCTGCCGCGGCCGCCTTCACGGCCGTGCGGATCTCGTCCGCCCCCAGGCGGATGGGCCGGCCGCCGCGGTCTGTCAGGCCGTCCGCGGCCAGCACCTGGAACTCGTACAGCAGCACCAGCGGCGGCCGCACCGCGTGCGCCAGGCCGATGCCGGCGACGATCGGCGTGGACGAGCCGCCCGGCCCGTTAAGGGTGATCTCGGCGTCGATCAGGTTGCCGCTGGTGTTGTTGGGGAAGTCGGCCCGCTCATGCGGCGTCGTGTCGAAGTTGGTGCCGAAGGCGGTGTACGAGCTGGCGCTGGGGTCGGTCTTGTAGGCGAAGGTGGCGTAGCGGGTCGGGCCCAGGTTCGGGCCGGTCACGATCAGGCTGCGCAGCGTCTTGGGCTCGCCCAGGAAGGTGCCGTGCCACAGCGGCGGGTACAGCTTGCCGGTGGTGGTGAAGACGTAGGACGTGCATCCGGATGGATCTGGCACGCACGAGAGCGTGAAGTACCCATAGCCACCGTCACTGAACCCAATCCAGGCCCGCTTATGGCCACTGGCAGCGCCAACCGTTGACTGCCACATCGCGGTGATCTTCTTGCCGCTGAAGGCCGTGGTGACAGACCCGTTCCAGGCCTCCGATAGCGTTGGCTGCACGCTGGGTACGTCCTGCCCCGTGATGCCGAAATGAGACTGCTTCCAGGCGCCGAACTTCATCAGGTAGCTGTCGCCGGTGTCCGGGTTGTACAGACCGCCGAAACCGTTGTTGGTCGTGCCCAGGAAAGCGCTCACGTAGCCCCGTACGGGCGAATCGTTGCCCGCGATGCGTTCAGGGCCAATGGGCTGCAGCGCGAACTCTGGCGTGACCTTCCACAGGGCGCCGTCATACTGCACGTACACGTCGTTGCCGAAGTAGCCCACGTTCTTCGCGTTGTCACTGCCCGCGTTCGCGTTCAGCGACAGGAAGGGGTAGTACTTGATGTCCTGGCCGGCCTGATCCAGTGAATAGATGCCGTCCGTCTTGAAGATGAGCAGCACGCCAGTCGCGGTGACGCCGAAGCGCACGATGGCGCTCGATTTGTCGCCCACCCGGAACTGCTCGGGCGCCGTCCAGTTGGCCTCCACGGTTGGGTTGGCGTTGGTGTCGACCTTGCTGACCAGGTTGACGTCGCTGGCACGATAGAACTCGCGGCCAACGGCGATGAAGTCCAGGCTCTGGAAGGTCGCCATCTGGGTCCAGGTGGTGCCGTCGAAGTACCAATCGTTGGCTGGCGTTGCCGAGCCCATCGCGACGAAAATCAGGTTCGTCGAGCTGGCCGTGCTGCGGAACAGCCGCGCCGTTAGGCCTGCGTTGCCTGCACCGAAGTCCTTGTTGACGGCGAAGGTGGCGTCGTCGGTGCGCTTCTGGACGTAGCGGCCGTTGAGGTAGTACAGCGAGCCGCCGATCTCGAAGAAGTCCTGCACGCCGTTGGTGCTATCCACGGTGCCGGGCGTCACGCTGGTGACCAGCGGGCCGAGCATCAGCTTGCCCTCGATGCTCGTGTCCACACCGAGGGCGTAGCGGCTGCGGCGGTCGTTCCACTGCGCCTGGATCTTCTGACCGAACCCGAAGGAGAAGTCTTCCCACGGCTGGATCCGCTCGTCGATGGGCGACTGGGCGCCGTAGTTGTAGTCGGTCGGGGCGACCTGGTCGAGCGTCTGGGGTCGGGTGGCCACCAGCGGTGAACCCGGCTTAGGCCGAGCCAACATCACGCCCGTGCCGGCGATGTGCATGTCGTAGGGGAAGGGGTCGCGCACGGGAACGCCGGCCATCAGCGGCCCGGGCCCCAGCGACGCATCGGGATAAGGGTCTGGGGCAGACGATCCTTCCAGCCGGGATCCCAGCGGCTGAACAGGGCGGCGGCCTGGGCCAAGCTCTGGACCAGCCGTGGGTTAGCTTCTGCCACGAGGATCTCGCTCTTCCGTCGCCAGCCCTCCGCCAGCGCGGCATAACCCGCCCACTCCAGGTCGATCGGCACCACGTCGCCCTCAGCCGAAAGCCCACTCTGAGTGAACGTCGTAGGCGTGGCGGCAGCGGCGCAGTGATAGTAGGCCGGCTTTAGTGCCGTCACGTAGATGGTGTCGGTGGTGTTGAACGCGCCGATGTTCAGGTAGACCGCATTTGCCGTCGCGTCCAGGTATGCCTCGCCGCGGATTCCGATGTACGGGTTGTTGCTGTCGCGGACCTGGCCTGATCCGAGCACGCCCACCGAACGCACCCATACTGGGTCGGTAAGCCAGCTAGCAGCCGTGGCCAAGGAGTGCCGTGTGTTGGTCGCGCTCGATGGCGAGAAACTGAACTCCACCGGGATCATGCACAGCTTCAGCCCGTCGTTGATCAGGGTCGGAAACTCGGTGCCCGGCTCGAAGAATCCGTGCAGCTCATAGGCCTCTCCGTTAGTGGGCGCGACGCTCCAGACCTTGTCCGGCTGCAGCGTGCCCGCCGTGGCCGATGGGGTATAGGTGGCCACGAGCCGCACCTTGTTTGCCGCGGCCGCGCTCGGCCGCAGGATCCAGTAGTCCTGCCACGTCTTGGAGCCGGCGATCGAGCTGGTGATCGGCCAGGCGGTGTCCTCCAGCGAGGACACGGTGCTGCCCGCGGTAGCCGTGGACGCCAAGAAGCGCCCCGTCTCGCGGGCTGCAAACTGCCGGATCTGTGTCAGGGTGGCTATGGCGCCACGTCCTGCACGGGCAGGTAGGTCACTGGTTAGGCGCCTCCTGCTCCAGAGGCGCAGCAGCCTTTTGGCGCTTCTCCGCCATATTGGCCAGCTTGAGTGCCAGTCGGGCGCGCACGGCTTCTGCTCCTGAGCCGATCGCCGCGTCCTTCACGGTCGGCTTAGGGGAGGCCGGCCCTTTAGGCTCCACGTCGCAGTTCACCTAGCAGCCTCGCTTGCCAGCCTTCTTGCCGCCGCTCTTCTTGCCCATGCGATGCACCCTCCTTTCCGTGTTGGCTTACGGTCGCTCGAGAACCGCCGTGCCTTTGACCCGCGTGTGCCCGGCGACGGCCGGGATGGAGATGACCTTCAGGGCCACCACGTCGCCCACCTTGAGGGCCCGCGCGTAAGCGGCGCCCAGGGCCAGCTCGCCCGTGGAGGCGCTGGCCAGCGTGGGCCGGTCGGACGTGCTGCTCCATATGGACGCACCGTTGATCTGCACGTCGCACACGGTGCTGCCCGCGCCCGAGCCGGCCCCGCCGGCGTCGAAGCCGATGCCGCCCAGCCGCCCGGCGAAGCGCACCGTCTCCTCCCACAGCACCTGCCCGGCCGTGACGGCCGCGTTGCTGTAGCCCGAGATCATGCCCACCACCCGGGCTGGGTCCGAGCGCGTGCCGGGCATCGCGCCTAGTCCGTGTACCCCAACGAAATGGCCACGTAGGTAAACGAGCCCGTGGTAGCGCCGGTCACCAGCTGGACATCCCAAAAATCGGTCGCCGTGAGGGTATCCGTCTGATTGGTGACGGAACAGAAGGAGGAGCCAGTGTTGATGGTGCAGGTGTTGTTGCCTGCCCCGTTGTTCTTGCGGAATGTCGCCACGACCGTCTGACCGGAACCACCGACGTTGGTGTTGAGCCGCACGGACATGGACGTGATGGACATCGCCTTACCAGCGAGGACCACGTTGTTCTCAGAGGTTTGCGGGACGCTCTGGCCGCTGGCGATCGGCGACAGATAGTAGGTCGTGCTCTGGGCGATGGTGGCGAAGTTGCCTAGGTACAGGACGCCAGGCACGGAGCCGGTGACGGCGTTGGGTTGGGGCGTTGCCGTGGGCACCGGCGTTGGCGGCACGGGCGTGACGCACGAGAACCCGGTCCCAGCGTAGAAGATGTTGGCCGCGCACGTCGGGATCGCCGTCGGCACAGTCACCGGCGTCTGGGTGGGCAGCGGCTCGTCGACGGTCTGCGCCGAGACGCCGGGCGCCATCAGCGCCAGGGCCAGCAGGATCAGCCCGGCTGTCCAGCGCTTACGGCGTGGCATCGGACAACTCCATGATGTCCAGGTTCGGCGTGTTCGCCGAGGCGATCACCCACACCGGCACTTCCGGCCCGATGGGCAGCACCGTCGTGGCGCCAGGCTTGAGCCGGAAGCCGTTCGTCGCCGACACCGTACTGGTCCCGCCGATGAACACAGAATCTGTCGCGTCCGTGTTGAACAGCGTCACCGACACGCGGCCGGCCAGCGGGTTCTTCAGCAGGAGTTGCGCTGTCGTGGTGGTAGCCAACTGCGCCGTCGCGATTGGGCCGTGGACCACGCCCACCCGGACGTCGATGCCCTTGACCGGCAGCGGGTGCTGCGAGGTCACCCGCTCTGTCGAGTCGTCGTCCGTATCGCGCAGATACAGCTCGCTCATGCGCGGCCTACTGGGTCAGGTCGGTGAGCGGGATCTCTGCCCAGCAGAACGTCCAGAACCACGTCGGCCCGGTCGTCCCGGCGTAGGTGTAGACGTTCAGGCTGGCTCCGATGGCGGCCGTCGGCATGAGGTAGATCGGCGCCAGCGGTGTCCACAGATACTCGTTCCGGGCACCTTCCGCCGAAGACACGTCCGGACCCAAGGTAATGCCTGCGACGCGCACGCCGTAGCCGGCCGTCCCTGTCGGGTTGGAATACAGGATGACGTTGGTGTCGTGTGCCACCCCAAGGCTGTCGGTGCGGCTGGACAGCACGGTCTCGGAGGTTCCGCCGGAGGCCCGCTTGGCGATGTTGTCGATCTCGGTGATGATGTCGATGGCGGCGCCGGCCACAGAGCCGGTCTGGGCCAACTGGTAGTACAGCGGCACCACGGCCACCGGCGCGCCCGCGGCCACCTGCAACGAGAAGGTCGGCGTGGTGTCGGCGAAGGATGTTTGGCCCGTCACCAGGTCGTTCTCGTCGCCGTCCGAGGCAAAGAACACACGCCCTTCACGTGCCCAGTGATCGATGAGCGGCGCGGTGAAGATCGCGCCCTCGGGCGTCCCCGACACCTTGCGGGAGCGATTGGCGCCGACGCGTTCGACGGAGCCCGCCACGTTCATGCGAGTGAGTAGCAGTTCGCTCATGTCAGTTCCCCTTTCCTCAGGCTCGGCCTAGGCCCGGTTGGCCCAATACGCGATGTAGTCGATGTCGATGTTTCGGTCAGTGGTGTCGCTGGACTTGGACAGCAGGCCCAGGATGAGCCCGTCGCCGCCCTCGATGCCGGAAGCTTTCGAGGCCATGAGCTTGCCGTCGACGAACAGGTAGACGTCGTCGGCGATGATCTGGATCCGCACCGTCATCCAGGTGTCCGCCGCCAGACCCGAGGTGATGGCCTGCTTCGCCGCCGTCTGGCCGTTGTTGCCCTTGGTGTACAGGCCCTGGGTCGTGGTGGAGCCGGTGTGGTCGTACAGGAACGCCGCGACATCAACGGCCGTGTTGAACGTGGGCGTGGTCAGGTTGTTGCCCAGGTTGGTGTTGGCCGCCGGCTTGGCGTCGAAGAACCCGATCTCCAGCCGCCCCTCCGTGATGACCGAGTCTCGGAACCGAATCTGCATGCCGCAGTCGTTGTCGCCGTAGAAGAACTTGGCCGGCGTCACGATCTGCAGGCCCGAGGTGGCCGCCGTGGTGCCGGCAACGCCGCGGATAATGGTCGGCGCGGTCGCGTCCGGCGAGGCCACGGCCCAGGTAGTGGCGGTGGCGCCAGCGCCCACGGTCCACTGGTTGGTGGTGTCCAGTGCCTTGACGCCGAAGTCAAAGCGATCGAAGTGACGGTCGGCCAGCGCGTAGTGCTCCAGGAAGGTGAAGAGCGAGCTGTCTTTGCCCATCTCCTTCTTGAGCTCGTTCAGGCTCAGCGCGTGGCCACTGCGGGGCGTGATGCGGGCTCCAGCCATCAGTTACTCCTTCCGCCCACATGGGTGGGCTCCAACAATTCGGGGGGCAGCTCGATGCGCACCACCCCAGGTTTCCGGCAGACGAACCAGGCCCGCACGATGCACTCGCGCATGTCCAGCAGCGGCAGCCCGCTCAGCAGGTCCACCGCCGGGTACATGCCCGGCTGCACCTGGATGCGCTGCCCGCCGTACAGGTCGTAGCCTCGGCGGTTCATCTGCTCGATGTACTTCTTGACGGCCGCGTCCCGCAGCTGCTCGTAGGTGCTCATCCGCACGCCCACCGGGATGCGGAAGGTGCCCTCGAATACCCGCGGGGCATGGCCGGTCTCGGGCCCGTAGGCCGCCTGCAGCGCGGCTACGTCCAGCCCTGGAATGGTGACGGGCTCCGCTGCCGCTTCCTGGTGCCAGGCCGCCAGCCGCTTGTGGCCGGTCGGAACCGGGTCCACGAACGGCGAGACGACCTCGCTTGAATCCAGCAGCGCGGGCATGTCAGGCCGCCGACAGCTCCGAATCGACGAAGGCCATGCCCTGCATGGTGGTCAGGCCCGGCACCCGAACCTTGTACAGCCACTCGCCGTTGTGGTTCAGGAAGTAGACCTTCATCACCTTGGGCCCCTCACCGCACACGTTGCAGTCCTCGCCCACGTGGTACGAGCCAGGGCAGGGTTGGCCGTCGAGGCGGTTCTGGCAGTGCAGGTCGCCCAGACCGTCCATGATCTCGCCCCAGCTGCGCTCGCCCTTCATGCCGGGCCGCACGACGTCGCGGTTGAGGCGCACCCGGCTGCCGGCTTGAAAGCGCCGCACGTACTGACGGATGATGTGCGGCGGCAGCACGTGGCTGTGCTCGCCCACGGGCAGACTTCGTTCGCCGCTGCGCTCCTCGCCAGCGCGCATACCCTGCGTGGCCCGGCGCGTTTCACCGGTGGCCTGCAGCAGCACGTCCATTGGCCGGAAGGTGGTCGAGCCCTGCTTCAGCCCCTCCAGCTCCGCCCGCAGCGGCGCCACCACCGCCTCCACCGTGCTGGCCACGGCATCCTGGATCAGCCCGGCCAGGTCCAGCCCTTCGGGCAGGCCGGCCTCCGCCGTCCCAGCCTCTGGCTCGGCCACAGCAGCCGTGCCGCGTTTTGCCGGCATGCTAGGCGCCCTTGAGGTTGACGCCGTGGTCGTTGCGCATGATGGCCTGGCCGCGGAGCTGCTCCACCGCCACCTTCTTGGCGAAGTAGTCGATGTCGTCGAAGTAGCGGGTGTGGGGCTTCATCTGCACCACCAGCGCCATGCACTCCTTCTGGAACAGCAGGTTGTCGTGGCCGGCCGCGTTGGAGCCGTTCACGTTCGTGCTGAACGACACCGGGATGCCCATCCAGGTGCCCAGCACCGACTCCTTGGCCGCCTTGTTGGCATTGGCGCCCAGGCTGGAGTAGTCGCCGTTCACGAAGTGGTCCAGCTTCATCAGGCCGGCCTTCTGCGCTGGCGAGATGTCCAGGTACCGGTCGCTCTGGGGCGCGTTGGCGTCGTCCAGGTACTGCACGCCGCGCAAGATGTCCTCGTAGGTCAGATCGGCGGCGTAGGTGCCCACGGAGTTGGACAGCGAGGTTGCCAGCGCGGTGAGGGCGTCGTCGATCGACAGCGCCAGGGCGTAGCCCTGCTTGGGTGCGTAGGACTTCAGCAGGTCGCGGTTCACCTGCGTCTCAGTCGCCGACTCCACGGCGATGGCCGAGTACTCCCAGGTGTTGACCGTCAGGGTGGTGTTGGTCTCGGTGATGGTTTCGTAGATGGTGGCCGCGTTGGCCGACAGGTTCTTGGTCTGCACCGAAAGATTCGAGATGCCGGGGACGTTCAGGGTTTGCCCCATGACCATCTCCTTCTCGAACTGGCGGTTGACCTGGTTGGCCAGCAGCAGCGCCTGCTCGCGCGCCACGATGGCGCTCTTGCTGTAGATGGTGGGGATGAAGACCGCCGCCGTGGTGGCGTCGATGAGCTCGGTGGTTCCGGTTGCCACTTAGTTGATTCCTCCGTTCACGAAAGTGCCCCGGTGAAGAGCCCGTCGAGGATCTCGTCCTCTTTCTTCTCGAACTCCTCCCAGGGCATGTCCTCGATGTCTTTGAGGCTGAACTTCCTCGGCGCGGCTGATCCGCGCGGACCGCTGCCTACGGCGGGGCTCGGCTCGTCACCGTTCAGCTCGCCCAGCAGCTCCTTACGCAGGGCCTCGCGTTCGTCAGCCTCCCAGGCCGACCGGTCGGCGGCGGCACGAGCTTGCGCCAGCGCATCCACCATGCTGACCAGCACGTCGGGATCGATGGTTTTGCCCTCGAATACGGCGCGATATGAGCCGGCCTCCTCTTCGGGTAAGTCATCGGCCAGTCCGGCTAGCCGGTCATGAAGATCACGCAGCGCGGCCTCTCGGACGCCATTCGTGCGATGCGCAGCGATTGCCCCGAGGGCGTCGCCGGCCCAGGATCCGAACGAGCGTACATAGTCGCCGTCGTACTGTTTGCCGGTGATGGCCGCTGAGTAGGCGTCCTGTTCCTCTTGAGGCAAAGTCTGAAGCCAGGACTCGAGCGCGGTCTTCGCTTCGGTTCTCCCGCGGTCGATGCCGGCACCATGACCTTCCTGCCGCAGGGCATTTTCATACGCCTTGCGTCGGGCTTCCTCACGCTGCTGCAGGTGGTCCTGCGACAGCGGGTGCTCGGGGTCCGCCTCGGCCATCGCGTCGAGCTGCCGCAAGCGTGCCTGCTCGGCAAGCTCGCGCTTCGCATCTTCCCGAGCCGACTGCGCCTCGTCCTGTAGCTGCCGCCTGAGCTCGTCCACCTGGTTCTTGAGGTCCCGCAGCTCTTTGCGTTCGGCCGCCATGCCTTTGTCGACCATCTCGCCAACTACGGCATTGATCCGTGGGTGCTGCCGAAGTTCGTCGAGATCGGCTTTCGCCAAGCCTTCGCGCCAATCCGTTGCCGGTGGTTGGCCGTCTGCACCCTGGCCCTTGTCACCACCAGTGCTGGCGTCGGCCTTATCGGTGCCCTTCTTGGAGGCCCCCGCCTTCGCTGCCGCCTTGCCCTGTGGCGTCTCGGTTGAGGATGCGTCGCTTGCCGTGCCCGCCTTGCCCTTGCCATCCTGCTTCGAAGACGCGGTGTCGTCGGAGCCCTTCGCCACGTCGGCCGTTGCCTTCTGCGCTTTCGCGCCGGCGTCGGCTGCCGCTGATGCCTCGGGTTCGTTGGAGGTGGCGTCGTCGGTGTTGGACTGCTCAGGATCCGCGGTCGCGGCGTCTGCCTGAACCGGCTCCATCTCGGCTATCGCTTCCAGTACCGCCGCGGGGATCCCCGTGAGCTCGTCGGGTCGCGAGTCGGCCGATGATTCTGGCTTGTGCGCGTTGTCCGCCATACCTGCAAAACCTACAAGCCGAGGACACCGCACGCGGGCTGGTAGCACCCGCCCTGCTGGCTACATCACGGAACGAGCGCCAGCGTGACCAGCAACGTGAACCTCGCCATACTCGGTGAGTGACACACGTCATCGAGCGCAAGGGCCACCAAGTACGAACCTGCGACGCCGGCTGGGTGTGCGAGTCTCACCCTGACCGACCCTGGCCGCACGACGTGTGCGCCGGTCCCGGGATGCCTTGCTCCAACGTCAACCGCACCTGTCCTTATTGGCCGGTGACGCCTGCGCGTGATAAATCATCTGCGCGACCGCCTGACACGCCATTGTGACAGCGTGCAACGTCTTTCCGATGTCGGATGGCTTGCATCTGGCTCGCAAACTGCCACGGTACAACTCAACGTGGTACTGAACCAGGATGTCATCGATAATCGCCTGCGAATGCGTCTTAGTTCGCGGATCGTAGCCGAGAGTAACCAAATGCCTCAGTGTTTCCCCTCGGTCGGAGATAACGATCTCGCCCTCTAGGTCTCTTACCTCCACCTCGATGAGGTCACCATCCGGGTGAGCAAACGGGGTGATGATCGACACCCAGCCGTCAGGCCGGACTTCACCAGCACTCCGTTGACTCGCGCTTACCGTCGTCCAGCGTCAGCTCAGCGGCTCCATCAGATCGGCTGGCTTGACCCCGAGCGCCTTTGCGAGCTTTCGAATGGTGGTAACGGTGGCGCTGTCGCCGGCTTCAAGCCGAATTACCGTCTGGCGAGTCACGCCAGCCTTGGAGGCCAATTCCTCTTGAAGTAGCCCGGCTCGCCCTCTGGCGTCTTTGAGGTGCGGAATTGGGAATGTACTAGCCGGCACTCTGGCGTCAGTCTAGCACAAGATGTTACATGGGGTTGACATGCTCGTTACTTTGATGTAAGCTGCATGTAACAACATGAGCGTGAGGAGCCCGATGCAACTACTGACCGCCGACGACATCACTCGCCTGCCGGCGCTGTACTCCCAGGAAACCGAGCCCGACCCAATGGTGCCGGTGAAGTTCTTCACGCCTGACTCTTGCTGGACCTGGTACGCCACAGAGTTCGACGGCGAAGACACCTTCTTCGGCTACGTCGACGGCCAGTTCGCAGAGCTCGGCTACTTCAGCCTGAGTGAGCTGGCCAGCGCCCGTGGGCCGCTGGGGCTGCCGATCGAACGCGACCTGCACTGGAATCCCACGACCCGGCTCTCCACGGTGATGGCATGAGCCGAGAGGAAGCCGAGCGCCTCCAGCGCCGCTTCGCCGAACTCAATCGCGAGCGAGCGGTGGAGGACTGCCAGCACCTTATCCCCTGCCGAACGCACGACGACCACGAGCGGCTTGTCCGCTACGAGCAGCGCCACGCGCGAGGAGGCGCACCACTCAGCAAAGGAGGTTCCCGTCCAGTCAGCGATTAACCGCTGAGGCAGCCAAGCAGGGTGCGTCACCACCCGGCCGGCGATCAATGCCTCAGCGAGACACAGGAGGTCTCGCAATGCCAACCCTAACAGCGCCCCGACGGCACGCTGACGTTCACCTGGTCGCGCAGCGCAGCCTCACCCGCGCGAGCGTCCAGCATGTTCAGGTCCGGTTCGTCGAGCCCGGCCTGTACCGCTCCCATTCGAAGAGCGGCCCCGGCTGGTATGGCGTCACGGCCACCAGGTTCGGCCGCGACATCATCATTAGGTGCTCCTGCAAGGGCGGGATCTACTTTCGCGACGAGCTCGGGTCGAGCGCCTGTAAGCACGCTGTCGGCCTGGCGAAGCGGCTCGTCCGGCGACGGGATGAGGTCAAGCTGCTGAGTCAGGCCGCGGGCGAGGAATACAACGCCTGGCTTGATGGTCAGCGCGACGCCATGATCGCTGAGGACGGGCTGCAGCCAGCTGCAGATCACCGGCCTGAGCGTGGCCGATCGGTCTCTATCTGCCGACGACGTTCCGAGATCGGGGCGGGCGCCTTATCCCGATGACACGGGCTCGACCTGCCTGCATGGGCGCCCTACACGGACTGAGCTACTTGCCCAGGAAGAGCCCCATCGGCCCCGCGTTCGCCGCATCCTTCTTCTCGATGGCCGATTGGATGCGGCTGGTCCTGGTCGCATCTGAGTGGGCTGGGTTGACCGCCATAGCAGAGGAGTAGAGCGACCCAATCTTCATCATGTCCGGATTCGGTTGCAATTTCGCGGCCGCGTCTTTGTTCCCTGCGCGCACTGCCGCCTGCCAGAGTCGATAGGCCGCGACGGCTTTGCTGATCTCCTGCTCACGCTCTGGATCGGTAACGAACCTGCCGTATTTCTGGGCATCCTCTTTGGCCAAGGCTCTGAACTTCGGCGGGAGCGCGGTGTGGCCGAAGTTCTCCTTCTCCTCTATGCCGGCCAGGTTCATGGCGAGCGCCTGGCCCAGCGGCAGGTGGCCGATGCCAGGGATGTACGGCATCTTATCCATAACCATCTCGCGCGGCGTGATGGCCTGGCTCGACCCCAGATAGGGGTGCAGCTTGCGATCGTACAGACTAGCCAGCAAGTTGGCGTCTTCAAGGATTCCGCCCGATACTCGCGCGGTTCCGAAGCGCACCAGGCTGCTCCCGAGCTGGGCGGCTCGCTCGCCCGGTGACAGGTCCTTCTCCTGACCCCGCATCAGCGCGTGCGGAATGGCGTGCACTTCCTCGAAGTTCCGGTTGGCGAGGTAAATCGGACGGCCTTCCGGGTCGCGCTGGCCGGAGTCGATATCCAACGCATGGCCGCTTTTGATTTGCTCGGCCGTGGGCAGGAAGTGGCCCGCGAGGACCTGTTGCAGTGCCCCGGTCTCGATCATGTAGCCGGCTACCTTGGTCGCCTCCGCCCGCCGCACGGTGTTGATCACCATGCGCTGCTCCTCCGGGGTCAAGCCCTTCAGGTAGGCGCCCTTGTCGCCCAGACCTGGCAGTGCCGTCTTGACGAGCGTGATACGGCTCGTCGACCAGCTCGACGTGCTGGCGACATGTGACCTGACCCAGTTGGTGATAGGCCCGAAATCCGCATTCGCCAGCTGGCCGGACAGGAGATTGGCGACCTTCGCCGCGGCCTCGCCACTCATGCCCTTCGCCTTGAGCCCGCTGTACACCGCCATCTGCATATCCTGGGCGAAGGTCGCCATCGTCAGGCGGTGATTCCAATCCGACAGCCGGCCCAACGTGGCATCCAGAACGGCGTGCCCGGTCTTCAGGATGGGGATGTCGGTGCTCTCCTCCAAGGCCTGCGCCAGCTTCCCCGCCACCTCCCGGCCGGTGGAGAAGTGCAGCCCATCGCGTGCCGCGTCCATGCGCGCCGATGCGCTGGCGGTCATGGCCTTCATGTCCGCGAGGCCGCCGATGGTGGCGTCCGGGAGCGAAAGCGCCTCATGGACCAGCCGGCTGATGTGGACAAACGGGTTCATGGTGAATATCTGCATGAACAGGGTCTTGGGCTTGTCGAACGCTGCGGTTAGGACGGCTGCCACCTTCGGATGGTCCTGGGCCACCCCCCAACCAACGTCGCGTCCGCTGTAGCGCAGGATGGCGTCCTTGGCTTCTGGTGTCGCCCAGACAGCGGAATCCGCTTCGCCCGTGAGCGCCCGCGCCAACCCACGCGACACGTTCGGCACCTGGACGAGTCCCGGCGCCTTGCTACTGGAAACAGCCACCTCGCCGGCATCACTAACTAACTTCTTGAGGCGCTGGGCGAACTGCAGATCGTTCATAGGCGTCATCGCGGAGCTGACGTACTTGGCGGCGATCACTCCCGGATCCGTCACGACCGACACGCCCTTCAGGCCGCGCTCCTGGATGAACTGCTGCAGCTCCTTGGGGCTGATAACGGTAGGCCGGCTGCCTGTGGTCATCTCGTGCCAATCCTGGATGTCCCGCAGGAGCTTGGCCGAGGGAACGCCTCCGGGCCCGCGCACATCCTCAGCGGCGTTCTTGCTCACCTTCAGCAGCGCGGGGATCGCGTCCTCATTGATCCCCTGCATGGTCGTCCGCAGCTCACCCAAACCGCCGGCCGAAAACCGCTCGGCGATGTTGTTGACCACCTGCCGCACTGCGTCCACCTTGTTCGCCGCAGCGAATGCCGCGTCCGAGGCACCTCGAGCACTGCGGCCGGCCAGGATCTCGCCAGCATCCGCAGCGTCCTTCGCCGACACCCCGGCCAGGCTTTCGAGGATCCCGCCCTGGGCCTCCCGGAGGGATTCCTTCGAGGCAGCCGCTTTGAGTGCCAGCCGGCTGGGGTCGGTGATGTCCTCGTAGCGGGTCAGGTAGTTGTCCTGCAGGTTCTTCAGGACGTCGTCGAGCTTGCCATCACCGGTGCTGGGGCGGCCGATGCCAATGTCCGATGGAGCCGCCGTCCCCGGGCCCATCGACGAACCTACAGGCTCAGGCGCAATGTCCGGCTTTACACCTGGTGTAATGACAGCAGATTCGCTAGTAGGTCCAAATGCAACGCCGCGACGCGCCAATTCCTTGCGAGCTGCTGCCGTTACTATGGCGTCTCTTGACAGTTCATCTACTGGCCGTCCCGCAATCTCCCTAAGCACGCTTTCGTCGACCTGTTCAAATGCTTCTGGCGGAAAAAATAGATCCCGCTCGACCTCCCTTCGCGCAGCATTCCATACAGCCTCGACTTGGGCCGGGCTGGCTGCTTTGCGCGTGGTTTCGGTTGCCTGCTGAGCAGGCGACGCACCTACCGGCTCAGGCTCGAGGGCTGGGGCTTTCGTCGTCTTCCACTTGTCCACGACGTCACGCAGCGCTTGCTGACGTGCTGCAGGGTCGGTGATGTCCGCTGCTCGTTGCGCCTCGGAAAGCACCAGGTCAAACGTTGGGCGGTCAAGCCCTGGACCAATGCGCTGGGCTACTTGGAGTAACGCGTCTTCAGCCCCCGCACTCTTCGTGCTACCTCGCAAGTAACTGTCGTACAGGCTTCGGTGTAGGTTTTCGGCGATAGCGTTCCCCATTTCGCCCACACGACTAAGGTCACCTGAATCGACAGGCGCCACTCCCGCCGCCGGCGCCTCGGCCGCGCGTGCACCGGCCCCCTCCATGACGTCCCCGACGCGCTGCGCGACGGATGGCGCGCCCTGCATCTTGGCCTCAACCGCCGCCTTCCAGGCCAACTGCTGGTCCTCAGGCAGGCTCGCGACCATGCGCTGAATCACCCGCAGCTGGCTCTCATTCGTGGCGAGAACCGCCCTGGAGGCGAGGCGTTGGACGGTGTCCTCAGCCAGTTGCGCAGCGGCCTCTGCTGGTGCCTGGCCGAGCGCTGCGGCCAGTTTGGCGCCGACCTCCGGCGCGCCTGCCGTGGCAGCCGCTTTGGTGGCGGCTTGCGTCGCCTCTGCCGCTACCTCCCTCGCGGCTACACCAGGCAGGCCGGAGGCCGCTTCTTCAGCCGCTCGACCTGTCGCGGCCGCCCGGGCAGCGCCAGCAGCCGCACCTGGAAATATGAATGCCCGTGGATCGGTTAGGGCGTTGATGGCTCCGCCGACAACCGGCAACTTCGAAATTTCGGACTCCGTGTAGGGCTTTCCTGACGTTGCTTCGGCCACGACTTCAGCGACCGAATGCGTCGGCGGGAGTTGCGCTGGCTTGGTAGCAAATGCGCCAAGGCCACCGAACTGGAATGGACCGCCAGCCGGATACCCCGTCACTGGAGAAAGACCAGCTTCCTCCATGTCCTTCCGATACTTTTCGTAGTCCTCTGGCGTCCACTGGACGGCGCCAGGACGCTCGCCACTCGAAAACACCTTTCCCAGAGCGTCGATGACGCCGCCGATGACCGGCACCTTGGACGGGCCTGACTCTGCACCGGACGACACCGTCGGATTGGGAATAGTTCCGTCTGGATTCAGGCCACGCGCGACGTTATCGGCACGGGAGACGGCCTCGAACGCGGCCAGGTTTTCGGGCGTCGGGTTGGCGAGGTATGCCTCGCCCGCCGCAATCACCGCACTCGACGTGCTACTCATGGTGGCTTGACCAGCGGCCGGAGGGTGAGATGGCATAGATGGCTGCAGCGGCACGCCAACATCAGGAGACGTAAAGCCGTGGGTCGCCGCCTCGTTGGCGTTGTAGGTCGCCTCCTGCTCTGATGTCGGTTGCGCGGCTGGCTGGATGTCAAAGTTTCCGGCGGCGTTCTTCGTGACCTGCCGGAAAGTGCCGAGCCCGCCGGGCGTGCGCTCGTTGTATTGGACCACCGGCTGAGCGGCGGCCGTAGCCGCGGCGATCGTGTCCTGGGTGTCAGCCCCTCCGATAGGCCGTGGCTGCTCTGCCTGGGCCTCCAGGGCGGAGAAGTCGGCCACTGACCCCGTAGGTGGCGCCGGTGGACCAAGCATGACTGGCGGCTCTGCTGCCTGGGTTGCCTGGGGCATAGCAGCGGGTGCCGGCAGACCAGGTGCGCTTGTAGGCTCCGTCGCTTGCGCGGGAGCAGGAGTTGGCTGCGGAGCTGGCGGTGGCGTGTTAGCCGTCGCCACAGTGGGCGGGTAGGTGTTCGCGATTACACGAGACAGCGGGTTGGTGTTGGCGATAGCCGGCGACCCACCCTTGGACGGATCCCACTTCGGCTGTGGGGTTGCTTGGCTCTCCAAGGCTGCGAAGTCAGCGACCGAACCCTGAGGCTGCGGCGGCTCAGCGCCAGCGGCTACCCCCTGGTCGGCAGTGTCAGTCGCCCTGAGGCCACCGTCGACGGCGCGGCTGAATGCGTCGTAGGAGTACGGGCGTGGCTCAGGGGTAGTGACTCCTAGAAGATTCATGGCATTTTGCACGGCCGCATCAGGCGCCACCACTGATGTATCGTCGAGCTCCCCACCCATCTGCTGCTCAGGGGACGACGCTGAAGACTTACCCACACCTACCTGACGCTTGCTTAGGCTCGGCTCAGGGGTCAGTGGATGATCGACATATAGGGCACCGTTGACGCCATCGCCCACTTCATCGATCTGCTGCGGACTCATCCACGGCGTGCCGCCAAAGCGCGCAACCGCGACCCCACTGTTGCCGACATGGTACCGGTCAGTATTTGGGTCGTAGCCATCGACGACGAAGTAATGGCGATTGGTGGATACAGCAACCGGGTTCCCATTCAGCGCATCATGCCGAATGTTCGTCCAGTTCGGAGCCTCCTCCATCTGGTTCGGCACGCCCATCTTGTCGAGCAGTGCCTTCTGGTTATCGATGCCATTCATGCCGCCCTTCGGCGTCCAGCCCACCTGCTTGGCGATCTGAAGCGCTTCGCGCAGGCTCGGGTTCCGGCCATTCGCTCGAGCGAAGGCCACAGCCGCGGCGGGCCCGCAGGCGGCGTTGGCCTCAGCCGCATTCAACCCCTCACCAGCGTCGTACTGGAACGGCACTAGGCCGTTCCAGTCGACCCCTGCGGTTGGAACGGCTGGCGACACCGCCTGCTCGCCACCCATCTGGCCCTGGTCTTCGGTGGTACTCGGTCCTTGAGCCAGTGGATGGTCGATGAACAGCGCGCCATTCACGCCACGGCCCAGGCGGGCGATGTCATCGGCCGTCATCCATTCGGAGCCGCCACGGAGCGCGGTCCCGCTCTTCCCGACGTGGTACTGCCCGCTCGCGGTGTCATAGCCGTCAGCAACGAAGTAGTGCTGCGGCGTCGATATTGTGACCGGCTTCCCGGACCCAGCGTCCGCAGCGATCGCTCCCCAATCGGGGGCCGTCTCCAGGCGCGAGGGCACGCCTAGTCTGTCCAGCAGCAGCTTTTGGCTTGCCGGGCCTGCCATACCGGCCTGCGGCGTCCAGCCCACCTTCTTGGCTAGGTCCGTCGCCTCGCGCAGAGTCGGGTTGCGGCCGTTGGCTCGGGCGAATGCCACTGCAGCGGCCGGCCCGCACGCCGCGTATGCCTCATCTGCGCTCAACCTGGCGTCGCCGTACTGGTCCGGCACCAGGCCGTCATCCGCGGTGCCGCCCGATCGTCGTTGCGTGGCGCCCTGCCCTGAGCTACCGCCGACTGGCGCTCCGGCAACGACCGGCTGTTGGCCTGCCTTCGTCAGCCGCTCCTGGAGCTGCTTGGAGAACCCCTCGAAACTGAACGGAGACACCTCGTCCGACATCGGCATAAGCCCTGATGTCGAGAGGGCGTCGTTTGGTTCCGACGTCGCCGCCGATGTGGTTGCGTCCTTCAACGCGCTGTCCACACTGTCACTGAACGACCGATACAGCGCCTGCTGCTGGACGTCGGCTACGCCAGCATTGATCCCGCTATCCAGAGCGCGGTAGGCGTCGCTGTTCTCCTGCTGCTTGAGCTGCGTCTGACGTGCGGCGTCAGCCTGCAGGTCGCTGTTCGGAACGATGCTGAGCAGCTTGGGCATAGCTCAGCCCTCAGGCAGCGATACGGCCGGCGCGCGGTGCCTGAAACCCCGGCAGCGTCTTCTTGACCGCATCCAGCACGTCGTTGGCGCTGTAGCCCTTGTCCTCGTAAGTGCCGAGCAGGAACTGTTGGGTGTCGGGGTCGAGATCCAGCCAGTTGCGCGCCACGATCTTGTTCGGCGTCGGCAACGCCTGCATGTAGTCCTGCTTCGTGGCCGTTGCCACCTTGACCGGACCACCGTTGACGGCCTGCTGACCGGCCGAGTCGGTACCCGTTACTGCAGGAGCGGAGAATTGCTGAACCGCCGGTGCTGGCGTGGGCGCTGGAGGCGGCGCCAGCGGCTGGGCCGTGAAGGGCATGTTCTGCTGAATGCGCTGGCCCGCAGCTGATCGCGCTCCGGTGTTATAGCGGGCGCTCTCGCTTGTCTCGAAGCGGCCCTTATTGGCGTCGTACCAGGCGTCGAAGTCGGCGCCATCGAACTGGTTGTGCGTCCTGGCGTACTCGGCTGCCATCTCGGGCGACACCCAATCGCCGCGAGGGCTCGATGGCCCCCGACCAGAGAGGGCGGTCGTGTAGATGGCGTTCCGATCGACGTAGTCGGTATTGGCCGGCAACCAGTTGCGGGCGTCGGTCTCGGCGCCACCGCCGGGATGTGCCGCCGCGTAGGCGTTGGCCTGCTCAGGCGTGGCCCCCACGTTGAGGGCTGCCTGACGCGACTGCGCCGAATAGTCGGGTGCAGGTGTCGGTGCGCCGGCCCAGCTGACCTTCGGCTGTTCCGCGGCGGCTGTGCCTCCAGACCCAGTTCCGCTGATATCCTCAGCCAGGCTGCCCAGCGTGAGCGGCTCTACCTTGGCCTGCGGAGCCTGGAAGCCCGCGAGCTCCTTGCGGCCGGCGATGGCATCCACAGCGTTGCTCAGGCCCATCTCGTTCAGCCCATGCAGCACCGCCTGTTGGGCGAGGGCATCACGCGGGCCCTTCAGTGATGCCGCCAGTTGCAGCGCGCCCAGTCCCTGGTTGAACTGCTGCTGTTGGGCCTGCATTGTGGGCTGGCCCTGGTACACACCAGTGAGCGCGGCCTCGCTGAGCGGGAGGCTCATGGCAAACTGCTTGGCCGCCTGCGTGGGCTGGCCGTTGTACTCGCCGGTAGTCCCCGCCACACTGAGACCGAATTGCAAATCCCACCGACGCTTCAGCTCGTCGAACTGCTTGTCCGACATGTTGCCGATAGCCTGGAGGCCTGCGTTGATCCTGGCCTCATCGTCAGCACTCATGGGGACGCCGTTGGTAGGAGCCGTCAACGCTTTCAGCGGGGTAGGCGCCGGTGGAGCCGCGGATAACCCGTTGATCTGGTTGTACTTCTTCTGTGCCTCTTCCTGGGACGTGTACGTGCCGTACCGGCCGCCGGTCAGGTTATCGATAACCCAGCCATCACCTGGCACGTAGAACGGGTAGGTCGTTGTCGCCACTACATCCTCCTCACTGTCAGCTTCTGCAGCGTAGGAACCGGAAACGGCGTGTCAGCGCCCGCACTGCCATACCTCGTCGGACCGCCTGGAACAATCACTGCGACTCCAGGCCGCCGATAGGTGTTCTCCATATCCGCCAGCGTCTCGGGATCCGGTGTGTGCTCACCAAACCAGCGTCCGTCCGGGTCCACGCCCAGCCGCCAGGCGTACTGCTCCTCCTGGCTTGGCACGTAGGCGGTGCCGACCTGGAACCCTGCATGCGGGTATTTCGGCGTCATATCCTCTGGCGCGAAGTCCCCAGGCCTCGCCTCCTCTGGATCGAAGGGGACGGGCCTCCTGTCGCGCATGATGGCGTCGCCGCGGTAAACCATTGGCACGACGAATCCTCTGCCTCCTCGGCCTGGACCAAGGTCGCGTTGGACGTCCACCCGGTGCGTCGGCAGCACGGTCTCGCCGCCATGAACCACGGCCAGCACCGGCTCGCCAGGGCGCCCGGGCACGACGCCGCCGTCGTCGAACGAAGGCAACCAGCCAGGCTTGCCAGGATCGGTCGATGCGGCCGCGGCCTGCGCCTGGGTTGCTGCGTCGAATATCCCACCGGTGGGTGAAGGCACTACCATCTGCGCCGGACTGGTGTCCATTGCTGGGGCAGCATGGAGTGACCCAAGATCACCGACACTGGGGCCTGCCAGTCCAGGGGCGGTGAAACCGGTGGACTCCTGCACCGTGCCGGCGAGCGCTCGAGCCGCGGCGCCGAACGGTACGCCCTTCTGGTCAGAGAGAGCCGCGATCATGGTCAGCGCCTGCGACTGTTTCGGCGACAGCGGTGCACCTCCCATCGCGGCCTGGAACCGTGGCGCCATGTTCAGCAGCGCCGTGAACGCCGGTCCGGCCGCGGCTCCACCTTCTCGCCCGGCCTCGGCAATCTTGCCTGCCATCGTAAGCGCGTTCCCGAAGGTGCTCGACGCGACGGTAGCCCGATTGTTGCCCTGCGTCATCTGGGCCTCGTCAAGGTCCTTGAGGGTCGTGACCAGGTTCTGGTCAGCCGTCGTGCGCTGTGCCGCGGTCAGTCCGGTGACGGTCGACGCGATGGCGTCGTCGATGACGCCCTTTTTGGCGGCATCCCTCTGGTCAGCTGTCAGCGTGCCGTCGTCGAACTGCTTGTCTATAGCGTCGAGCTTTGGCTGCACTCCCGCCCAGGCGGTCTGTTTCATGGCATCGATACGCGCCTGTGTCAGATCGGCCTGCGCGTCGTTCTTCTTGTTCGTGCTGGCCGATGTTGCGGTCGGTGCGGATCGGTCGACCGCGGGCTTGGCTACCTTGGGCACGACGAGCTCGCCCAGCGTGCCGTCGTCGTTCACGTTGTGCAGTCCATCGGGCGCGTTCTTTAACCGCTGCCCTGGGGACAGCGTCTTCCCAGGCAGCGGCGAGAGGACGTCGGGGTGGACCGTTACCACACCCGTGGGTGACGTCTCCACGACATGCCAGCCATCGCTCAGCTTTTCGACCCTCGAGGCGGAGAGGTCTTTCGGCTTCGGCGCTGTTGACGCGGTTGCCCTGAGGGCGGCGGTGTACGCGCTGCTGTACTGCTCGACCGCCTTCTCGTAATCTGCCGACGCCCGCGGGTCGCCTTGCGCATAGTTGGCCTGGAATTCTGCCTTACCCTCGGGGGACTTCAGGTAGTCGAGCTTCTTCTTTACCTCGTTCGCGTTCGCCTGGAGTTGGTCCGCAAGTGCGTCGGCCATCAAGCTTCTCCTGCTGCAGGGGATTCGTCGGCATGGGCTATGCCCGCTTCCGCTGGCTGAGCGCTCGCGGGATTCTCTCTCAAGGCTGGACCAGACAGCGCCGCTGAAGCCTGGTCTTCCACTTCCGGCGCCACCAGCCGGGCCACCTTCAAGAACTCCTCGGCCCCTAGGCGCTGACGCAGGCCCTGGCGAAAGCCCGGGTCGGCCCAGTTGCGGCGGACGTAGGCCTGGTACTCGCGCTGCGACAACTCCCGCGCGTCGTCCGGCACGCCGTCGAACAGTTGTCGCGCGTTCTGGGCGGCATCAGACTGAATCTCTCCCCATAGGCGATTGGCCATCGATTGGACCTCGTCCTTCGGTTTGGCCGTCATGAACACTGGCCGCTCATTGCAGGCTTGCCAGGGGCGCGGCGCTCGCCTCTGGCACCACGGCGCCGGGGCCACCGCCGGGCACGCTGCCGTTGGCCGGGCCCTGGCCACCACCGCCAGGAGTCAGGGCCAGCTTTCCGACGTCGGGAATCTCCCGCGAACCTATGCTGGGTGGTGCCGCGGCCGCTGGGAACTTGCCGGTTTGGGCCACCTGGTCGGCCAGCGCCTCCTGGTCGAGCAGGTGGCCGTAGCCCATCTTCTGGGCGGTCACCTGGTCCTGCCAGCGCACGTACCAGCGCGACTGGCGCATGCGATCGAGCGCCCGGCTGCGGCGCACCTCGTCGGGGTTGCGGCCCTGCGCCTCGATGGCCTGATCCAGGCTCTCGAAGCCGGCGTCCACCTGCTCCTTGTGGTAGCGGCCCTCGATGAGCTGGCCGGTGGGCCGCTCGGGATCGATCTCCCAGCGCAGGCCCACGCCATCCTTCAGGTCGTCGGGGCCCAGCACCAGGAACTTCGCGCCCTTGCCGCTGCCGGCCTGCACCCACACCGGCTCCTTCACCTTGTCGGCCACCAGCCGCCACAGGAAGCGCGTGGCCTCCTCGAGCATGGTCGCCAGGTGCACGCAGAAGGGGTTGTCCTGGATCTTCGCCTCGGCGATGACCTGCGCGATGGCGAAGCCCGCGCCCTCCATGCCGGCGCCGAGCTGGTTGGGCAGCCGCGGGCTGGAAAGCTGCTCGATGAGGCGGCTGACCAGCTCGATCTCCCGCGCCAGCGATTGCGGATCCGGCCGCACGGGGAAGGGCTTCATCTGGTGGCCGGGCTGCATGTACAGGATCTGCCGCAGCTTCCAGTCCTCGGATTTCTTGGGCTTGCCGTCCATGCCCAGCACCGGCGCGGCGGTGTCCAGCGCCTCGTCCACCACGGGGGCGAAGGCATCGATGGCCACGATGTTGGCGTGCACCGTGAGCAGGTAGGAGCGGTACTCGACCAGCCAGCGCTTCATTTCGGCCACGCCCCAGCCCACCTTGCGGTTGGTCCAGTAGCCGAACATCAGGCCGGGCGCCTGGAAGTAGGGCACCTGCTTGTAGCCGTGCTGCCACTGGGCCACCTGCTGGGCCGCGTTGCCGACGCCGCTTAT